TTAAATGTTAAATGCGCTTAAAGCTGCTAATAATGATTCTTTTTCTTCTTTATTGAAAGTTGACCATTCTTCAATGAAATCACATTCTTTACTTTCTATAATCTTTTTGAAATTTTCTCTAGCTATGCCCAATCTAGCAGAAATATTTGATATTTGCCCAACAAAGTATTTTTCAACCGTAGAACTTGCAATTAGTTCTTGTATTACAGCTTCTATATTTATTCTTTCAATTGATGGTTTTTGTGCCATAGATTCAGTTATGCGAATACAAGCCCGGTTAACTTTGTTTTCGTAAATAATATCTAAAAATGTACTACGAATAAATTTGAGTTGTTCTGGTACTTCTAGAGCAATGGGAACATTTACTTTATCTACTAAAATAATTTCTTTGTCTTCATGATTTTCTTGTATTATAGAGTATATAATGCAATCAGGCTTTACTCTTATTCCAATTGATGTATTATTCATATTAATATTTTTTTTACAGGTTCAAGCGATTTATAGAATTTCAGTATTATAACCTTTTCATGCAACCAAGGACTTGGAAAATATGTTCTATCATATCTTTGGGAAGTTCCTGGATACCGTATTCCGGAGATTTGTTTGTCGGTACGAGAGTATAGCACTCCGGGTTCTGTGAAGGTCCCAGGCGCTTGATTGTGCGCATTCCGTTTGTTGTTACTATAGCATAGACCTCACCGAGTGGTAGGAAGGAGAAGTCATCAATCTTTTTCAGGGCGATGATGTCTCCGTTGTTTATCTCAGGCTCCATGGAGTGGCCGGATACGTTACACCAGCAAGTAGCCTCGTTGTACTTTTTGAAGTCAATCAAATATTCTGGTGTGATTGTCTGATCATTAAGCACAATATCAAAACCTCCAATAAAGTCTACGTTATAATATGGTACACCTTTTTTATAGTTGATTAGAGGTCCTGGATCTTTCTTGTTGTAGTTAAGCATCTCACCTTCGCCTGTGAGTAGCCATATACGATTAATTTCAGGGTAGCAAGATGATATCTTGTCTATCATTGACGAAGAAAGTGTTTTAGTTCTTCCTTTTAGGATGTCGTATATTGCTTGATTGGTTTTTGCACCAATTTTAGATGCAAACTCAGATGCATTCAGCCCTAGGTATTCCAGTATCTTGTTTAATTTTTCATCGGGTTTCATAGACAAAATGTTAAATATTATTTATAATAAGATGAAATCTTGATATTGTCTTGTTTAAATCAAGATATTATCTTATATTTGCAACAGAATTAACAAATCAGCAACGTTTCAATAACGTTTGACTGCAAATATACACAAATAAAATAGAACAACGATGCCACAAAGAAAAAAAATCGAATTGAAGTTTGGGTGTGCAAAGAAGCTGGCTGCTGATTGTCAGGTTGCGCCTAATACGGTGAAGTTTGCACTTAACTATATCACTGACACAGAACTTGCTGAACGCATACGCAAGACGGCTTATGAGAAAGGTTATGTAAAAGAATTTTAAACCACTTAAAAAACGCACGATTATGAAAAGAAATGTATTACATGATATTATGACACTCGCCTGGCAGTTTGTGAAGCGAAATGGATTTACTATGAGTGAGGCGTTGAAGGCAGCTTGGGCTAATATTAAGTTGAAAGCTGCGATGAAGAACCGAATAGTAAAGTTCTACTTCCAGAAAGTTGACGGTAGCGTCAGAGAGGCTTATGGCACACTGAAAGACAACCTGATACCTGCTATTGCCGGTACTGACAACAGAAAGAGAAATGACACCGTTCAGGTGTTCTACGACACTGAAAAACAAGAATGGCGGTGCTTTAAGAAGGCTAACCTGATATCTATTTGTATGTAATTGGCTATGAAAATAACAATGGAATTTAGCGAACTGAATGATACGCTTCAAAGGTTTGTGCAAGTGGGTTTCATGGAGGCTGTAAGGGCTTACGAACCGGCACAGGACATGCTCAGGCAGAAGGATGTGAAGGGATGGCTGAAGATGATGCATATTGACGAAAGTACATTCAGGGCCCTTGTAAAGAAAGGGGCTGTAATGGCGCGACGATATGGTACTGCCGTGAACTCGCCACTGTATTATTCAAAAAGAGAAATCAAGCAGGCTTTGGCGACCGTCGGATTGCTGAAACTAATCAACAGGTATGATGACTGATTATGATGTGTAATAAAATGTGTCGGGAAAGCTGAAGACTTGCAACACGCAGCGAGAGCGGCGACACAACAAATCAAATGAAGTTCCGAAACGCAAGGTGCAGACGCACACAGTAAGCCGTCAGGGTAGACTTCAGTTGTTGTAGATCTTTGACATATTGAAAAAACGAAAGCGAAGCCGTCGGCGAGACTGACAATCCATGACCTGACGGCGAGGACGCGAGTAGGGCACAAAAATCCGGACGCAAGCTTCACTGAACACATAGGCTGATAGCTACGGACGGTCGCCATATATTTTTTAATAAATGGTGTTATATGAATAGAATAAATTAAGGCTTATCAAAAGCCTTATATAATATTTATCCTCCACTGATAACGTGATGTTGCTGATCGAATCGGCGTGGGGGAACAGAGGACATTTTAGTTAAATACTATTACTCATATAATAATTCCAGGCGTGGAATGATTTACGGCCAGTCCGTGAGGATAGGCAGTTCTTATTTTATATTTCTGTGCTGTCTTTTAAGACTTTACAAAGTACAGCCAAATTCGAGAATAATAATTTAATTTTAGATATATGAATATTTTTATAATGGTTGCAGCTAACATAGCCGCGTTCGCATACACTTGTGTAACAGGTGATGCTACAATAGTTGTCATTACAATGGCATGGTTATGGTCTGTATATGGGAAAAACATATATAAGGCATGGTATAAATCTATTATAAGGAATAAGGATTTGACACAAAAATAAGATATGACATTAACCGACAAGGATTATGAGAACATGGCGGTGGCGTGCACAGAATGCGTCAACGCTGGTATATCCCGGGTGTCCGTAGATAAGGGTGACTTAGCCGTAATACTTACAGTTGATGTGGAAGTTGACGGATACAGGGAGGACGATTACTACAATGGCACTGGATATTTCATCCCTACTGCCGCTGTATGCAGAGTTATAGATGTCGAGTATGATACATGCGATGACAATCTCAATCTGCCGACAGTGGACAAGTCGCGTATAGAAGAACTCGCGTATGACATGTTGATGCAATTTTAAAACTAAATATTATGCCAATTATCAGAAAAAACGACGTTGCCCCGGAACGTCCTATAATCATCGTGCTTTACGGCACACCGGGCACAGGTAAGACTTCAGTTGCTACCACAGCAGACAATCCTCTTTTGATAGATACGGATAGAGGATATGACCGCGCTGTACAGCGCATAGACACGTTGGAGGCATCCAAATGGCAGGATATAGCGTCTGAATACGCTACCTTCAAAGGTTATAAGACAATAATCGTCGATACCGCAAAGGCTCTTCTCGATGATTATCTATCTGTATTTGCTGTTGAGCAGAACTACAAGCTTGCAACAAATTCCCTAAAGCGTTTCGGTAAGATGGCGGAAGACTTCAAGATGTTTGTAAATACATTACGTTCTAATGGCTCTGACCTTATTTTCATCTGCCACGACAAGGAAACGGCAGACGGGGACATCATTAAACATGCACCTGACTGTACTGGACAGAGTAAGGATTTGCTTATCCGTATTGCAGACCAGGTAGGATATATCTGTAAGGAGAACGGGAAGCGTACCATACGCTTCGAACCTATGGATAACTTTGTCGGAAAGAATGTCGCAGGCCTCGGCTCTCTGATAATACCTGACAAAACAGATCCAAATTTCAGTACGTTTATGGCTGGAATAATCAAAAATGTGAAGTTATCCATACAGAACCGAAGTGAGGCGCAGCGTAAGGCCAATGATACTCTCAAGAATTTACGTGAACAGCTCACAAATGTGGCTACAGAGGAAGAAGCTGCCGCACTGCTTGATGTGTCGCAGAGTCTGCCGCAGATTTTCAAAAAGCCTTTCTTTGAAGAGATTAAAAAAGTCCTTTCAGACAAAGGGTTTGTATATAACGGCAAGACAAAGAGGTTTAATTTGAAAGAAAAGAAGAATGATACAGCAGCATAAACCATTTGTCCGTGTGACTCAGATAGAAGCGTTCCGGCGTTGGATACAGCAAAGTGAATATGACAGTTTTGAAATTACCGAACAGAGTGTCATAGACAACATCACGCATAAGTTTGTTGGCAATGATTATACGCGCATCGGTACTGCCTTTCATTCTATAGTGGAGACAGGCCAGCCTTATTGTGTTAAAGTTCCTGCAGGTATCCGCACATTCATGTTCCGCGGTAAGCCTGTTGAGGAACAAGTTCCATGTGGACGTAAGTTTGATATTGAAGGTCATGAAGTAATCTTGGATGTACCACAGTGTAAGGTCGCACTGGAATATCGTGCTGAACATCCGCAGGCTTTCCACGAAATACGTGAATATAAGGACTACGGTAATGCTGTGGTTACAGGCTGTGCAGATATGATTGATGGTCTTGAAATCAGGGATATAAAGACGAAATACAGTGTTCCGAACGATAAGGATTATGCAGACTCTTGCCAATGGCGTTTCTATATGCAGCTCTTCGGGGCAGATGTATTTCACTTCGATCTGTTCATCTTTGACGGATACAATCCAGATAAGCATGGTGGCGATGTGAGGGGACTTCCTCTCACACGCCGTGAACCTATAACTGTATATCGCTACCCAGGCCTGGAACAGGACAATATAAATTTGTTGCATGAGTTTCTGCAGTGGGCCGAGGACAGAAATCTTGTAAAATATCTTACAAATAAATCAATCAATTGATTATGGCAAATACAATTATAGGGCGTATCTACAGAATCACGCCGACAGAAAACATAGCCACAAAGAAGGGTACGACTTTCATGAAACGTCAATTAATAATTGACGCATCGAGATATGACCCATATACTGGTGAGAAAAAGTTTGACAATTTCCCGGCCTTTGAGGTTGGAGGCGAGGAGTTGTGCCGACTGCTTGAGGGGTATCGTATTGATGATTTGGTAACGGTGTCTTTTGATCTTAATGGTCGCGAGTTTTTAGACGATCAGACAAAGCAGACAAAATACTTTACTACAGTACGAGCATATAAAATTGAACGTGTACAGAGCGGACCGGTCAGTCAACAACAGAAAACACAACAAACATCTTCTGTACCAAAATTTAATTCTGTACAATCTGCGCCTACAATGGAAGATGCTTTTAAGCAAAATGATGATCTGCCGTTTTAATTATGAGTATTTTCAATTTGAAAAACGAGTATGAGATACCTAAGTTTAAGGCATACGTAAACAAACTCTTCAAAGAGCGTGCGGTTGTGGAAGTAAAGAAGAAACTTCCTAACCGTACGCTGGCCCAAAACAGCTATTTGCATCTGCTTTTAGGGTATTTCGGTAGTGAATATGGTTGCAGTCTTGAAGAAGCGAAGATAGACTTTTATAAAAGAACCTGTAACCGTGATTTGTTTGAGAGAAAGACGGTCAACAAAAAGGGTAGGGAAGTAACCTATCTGAGAAGTTCTGCTGAACTGACAACAGGTGAAATGACTTTGAGTATTGATCGTTTCCGTAACTGGAGCGCATCCGTGGCCGGAGTCTATCTTCCGGCTGCCAACGAAAAACAGATGCTGATATTTGCACAACAAGAGATAGAACGTAATAAAGATTTTATTTGATTATGGACAAATTTTTAGGTCAGGAAATTCTAGAACAAGAGCGATGGCAATTTCTTAAAGACAATGCAGATTCTGTGGAAAGGATTGGTTATACACACCGATTTACGCCTGATGAACTGGCACAAAAGAAAGAAGTGTTAGCTGAAGTCTCTATTTCGATAAATGATATTGAAGAAGAGAAAAAAGAAGCGATGCAAGAGTTCAAAGAACGGTTGAAACCATTAAATGAGGAAAAACAAGAGCTTTTGGACCACATTAAAAGAGGATCTGAATTTGTGGAAGATGAAGAATGTGTAAAGATTCTATACCATGATGAAAAAATGGCTGGATTTTATAATAAGCTTGGTGAACTGGTTTATAGCCGTCCTATCATGCCACAAGAAATGCAGAAGACAATATTTAGTATTAACCGTAAAACAGGAACAGATAATTAATTATGAGTGAGAACAAAATTAATTTGGTTGTGCCCAAAGATTATAACGGCAAACCGATTGAAGTAGTATTAAGAGAAGGGCAAGCTGCAAAGCAGTTAGATCCCAAAGAACCCCAAAAATTATCAATATCCGGAACAATTGAAGCACCTTTCAAATGGTTGGAAAAGCGTATAGGACTGATCAACCAGAAAGCATCAAACATTATAGTAAACCGAGACAAGATGGGATTGGTCTTGACAATTGATGAAACCAATTACTATCAGACTGAAATCTGTGGCGTTCTGATAACTTCTAAAGAAATGCAGGAGTTCGGCATCAATACGGAGAAGAAATGGGAACCAATCAAATTGTCACAGTTCTTTAAGATGCATCGTGCCTTCTTCAAGGATAAGTCTGAGAACATGATGCTGGTTTCTACTTTGAAAAATTTCAAAGCAAAGGTTAATCAGGATATAGAGCGCAACAAAGAAGAAAATGGAAGCAAGACGGACAATTTCTCACAAGTTGTAGATTCCAATCTTCCTAAATCGTTTAAACTCAATATACCTCTTTTCAAGGGCTTTGCCTGTGAAGAAATAGAAGTTGAGATTTATGCAGATGTAGATGGCCGCGAGGTTTCTCTCTCTTTGGTTTCTGCAGGTGCGAATGAGACTATCGAAGAATACAAGAACAAGGTGATTGACGAACAGATTGAAGCAATCAAAGGTGTTGCCCCTGATATCGTAATCATCGAAGTATAATTGACAGCCCGGAAAGACGGGCATTTGGTATCGTGGCGGAATTGGTAGACGCTGACAACTCTTAGTAGACTTGGTTAAGATGTTATGAAAACAGGGCATCAATGTAAAACGAATCATACTGTTCTACGCATAAGACGTGAAGATTGCCAAGCATTGCAGATTCGAATCCTGCCGATACCACAATCTGTGCAGATAAGACAAGTTGGAAAGACTACTGGAGGACATTAGTTTAAGGGTAGAACGGATAGACGTATTTATATGGGTTCGAATCCCATATGTCCTGCAATAAGCATTTAAGAAATACTTAATAACTGGAATTCTTTTAATATGCCATACTACATAAAACGAAAACCCAAAAAGAAGAAAGAAAAGCCTTTGCCGTTGTTCGACAGGGCAGGTATCAAAGTAAAGAAGAAGCCGGATTTAAAGGCGAAGCTCGACAAGGAGTTTTCCCTTTTTATCCGGCTTCGTGATTGTATGCCAAACGGCTTTTTCCGCTGTATTTCATGTGGACAAATAAAGCCGTTTGAACAAGCCGATTGTGGGCACTATTTCAGTAGGACACATCTTGCTACGAGGTATGACGAGAAGAATTGTAATGCTGAATGTCGGCACTGCAACAGATTCAAGGCGGACCATCTGGAAGGATATCGTGTGAATCTGATTGCCAAAATCGGGCAACAGGCGTTTAATGTGCTTAAAGTTAAAGCTGCCAGTACTTCTAAAATGAGTGATTTTGAATATGAGCAGCTTATCAAATACTATAGAGCCTTAAATAAAAAACTAAGAAAGGAAAAAGGCTTATGAGTTATGTTTTACGTGATTATCAACAAAAAGCCAGTGATGCAGCAGTAAGTTTCTTTGCAAACAAGGCCAAAAGGAACAATGCCATCATGGTGTTACCGACAGGTGCCGGCAAGAGTTTAGTGATAGCTGATATAGCCAGTCGGCTGGAAGGATATACGTTAGTATTTCAGCCCAGTAAAGAGATCCTTGAGCAAAACTATCTGAAACTATGTTCTTATGGCATTCTTGATTGCTCAGTATACTCTGCGTCATTTGGGCGGAAAGATATTTCAAGAATAACCTTCGCTACTATTGGCAGTGTCAAGAACCATCCGGGACTGTTCCAACATTTCAAAAACATCATCATAGACGAGTGCCATTTGGTTAACCCGAAAGAAGGAATGTATAAAGACTTTCTTTCTATGCTGAAGTGTAAGGTACTTGGACTCACCGCCACGCCTTACCGACTTTCTTCGAGTAGGGATTTCGGCAGCATGTTGAAGTTCATTACCCGCACACGCCCATGCGTGTTCTCTGAGGTCATTTATCAAGTACAGATTTCCACCCTTTTGGATATGGGCTATCTATCAAAATTGAACTACTACGCCATGAATCCCTTGGGATGGAACGAACTTAACTTGAAGGTAAATACGACAGGTGCAGACTATACGGACAAATCGGTAGTGAAAGAATATGAGCGTATTGATTTTTACGGATTTCTCGTAAGTATTGTTCGTCGTTTGATGAACCCGAAAGTAGGTGGCAAACGTAAGGGCATACTGGTGTTTACAAGATTCTTAAAGGAAGCTCAAAAACTTACGCAGTCTATTCCTGGGACGGCAATAGTTTCAGGAGAAACACCTAAGAAAGAGCGTGAACGTATTCTTGAGGCGTTTAAGGCTGGCGAAATACCAGTTGTGGCAAACGTTGGTGTGTTAACCACCGGCTTTGATTATCCTGAGCTTGATACCATTGTCATGGCGCGTCCAACGATGTCTCTGGCTCTTTGGTACCAAATTGTCGGCCGTGCTATTCGACCGCATCCTAAAAAGGAAGCCGGATGGATTGTCGACCTTTGCGGAAATATCAAACGCTTTGGGGAAGTAAAGGATCTCCGTCTTGTAAATGGTGGTAACGGCAAGTGGGCCGTGTATTCTAACAACAGGCAGTTGACTAACGTAAGATTCTAATATTATGGAAGGATATATAAAACTAAGCCGCAAGTTCTTCTCGAATGATATGTGGAATGAGGCCCGGACTTTTAGCAGTTGCGAAGCGTGGCTTGACCTGATTCAGTCAGCACGATTTGAGGCAACGCCCCGTATGGAGAGTATCGGAGGTCGAGAAGTCTCTTATACAAGAGGACAATATCCTGCATCCATAAGATTTTTATCCAAACGCTGGCACTGGACAGAAAGAAAGGTAAGGACCTTTCTTGCGTTCTTGAGACGAGAAAATATGATAACACTCTCAAAAGAACAAGGTATGAATATAATAACCTTGGTTAAATACAATGAGTATAATGGCACTCCTTCTGACACAAGTGGTGACACAGCAAATGACACAGGTTGTGACACAACTATTGCGCAAGAAATCAGTAAGTTACGTTTGCAAGTGACACAACTAACGACACAACTATTGACACAACCGGTGACACACCAACAAACTGAGACTGAAGAGCGACACACGGGTGACACAAAGCAAATAAAAGGAAAGAATAATATTAAAGAAAACTCTACTAACGTAGAGTCAAAGAAAGCCGCGGCTAAAGCCGCTACTCTCTCAAGAAAAAATGTTTTTTATCAGTCATTGGTTTCTTATGTTGGGCAATATCCGAAAGAAATGATCAGAGCTTTCTTTGATTATTGGAGTGAGCTTAACAAGTCAGAAACGAAGATGCGATATGAACTGGAAAAGACATGGGAACTTCCAAGAAGGTTAGCGACATGGGCGAATCGTGAGCGAATGCCTAAAACAGACATAGGTGTTGTCTTACAAGATAATTCACCGGATAAATACCAGAAAGGGTGGTAAGATGGAACAGATTAATTTCAAACAAACAATAGAACGGCTGAAAGATTCCGGGTTCTCACCGGTACCGGATACAGTGAATATTTCAATTCCAGACGCTAAGAATGTTCTTTTGGCTGGCATAAAATACTTTACGGGAGAGAATGCTAAGTGGCTTCCAGAATATTCAGAGATGGTGGAATGGATGACAAACAATAATGGTCGTGGTCTTCTGTGTTTCGGAAATTGCGGCCGAGGGAAGACGCTTATCTGCGGTAAGATTCTTCCTTTACTCCTGAACCATTACTGCGGAAAGGTGGTAAACTGCTATGATGCCCAGCAAATGAACGCCGATTTGGACACTGTGAAGCAAAAACACATCATCTACATAGACGATATTGGAACAGAATGTCTAAGTGTAAAATACGGCGAAAAAAGACTTGCTTTTGCAGAGTTGACTGATGAGGCTGAAAAGAAAGGTAAACTCTTGATTCTTACAACAAACCTGACAATAGAAGAATTGCGGGAGAAATACGGAGAGAGAACCATAGACAGGTTGAGAGCGATAACCAAAACCGTTCTTTTCAGTGGTGTAAGCCTTAGAAAATGAAAAGTTATGAATATGAATAAGAAGTTCAAAATTTTAGAATATGCTGACAGCTTTGACTTCTGCACAATAGAAGAAAAGAGACAGTTGTATTATATGCTTCTTGAAGCATTTAGATGGGGACAAAGAGTATGAAGATATCTATTTGAAAGTATTGTAATAATTTATTATGCGATGCTTATCCGATATAGGTTATTTGTGATATGTTAAACGGTAAATAAAGGAAATTTAGGAAAGATTTCCTCTATTTTGTTTTTGCGTATAGCGTAATCATTAAACTATTATTATGAATAAAGAACAAAATACTGTCAGGGATGTAATTAAGGCATATCTTGATGAACGGGCAAAAAACGATGAACTTTTCGCGCAAAATTATGCGAAGAAGAACAAGAATATAGACGAGTGTTTAGAGTATGTCATTGGTGAAGCCAAGAAAAAAGGAAATGCAGTTTATATGACCGATGCTGAAGTGTTCGGGCTGGCGGTCCACTATTATGATGAGGATGATATTAAGATAAACAGACTGCCGGAAGGAACTTATGTGAGTGCATCGGCTCCGGCTGTTGAACTTTCGGAGGAAGATAAGGCGAAAGCCTATGAGCAGGCAGTTAATGAATACCGCCAGCAGTGTATTGGCCGGGTGAAAGCTGCAGAAAAGGAAAAAGCAAGGAAACTTACTGAACGCCGAAAAGCCGAGAGAGAAAAAAGCCATACTTTGCAGCTGTCATTATTTGAAATTTAAAACTATGAGGCCAAGAAATAAACGTGAAAAGTTGGTGGCCGAATTAAGCAGCAGGCTGCCGGTGATAACAGAAGCACAAGTACGATGGGGAAAGAAGCATTGCTTTCCACATAATGCTTACCGTTGTAAGGATGAGATGTGGTGTAGTGAGTGTGGAAGAAGATGGATCGATGTAACCGGACAGAAAGATGGTTATATACAGTGTCCTTACTGTGGTGAACGTATTGCTATTAAGTCCAGCAGGAAGAAAAGGTTTTGCCAGTATGAATATATGACAATCCTCACAGTGGTAAATGAATTCCAGGTCCTTCGACATGTGGAAATAAGTAAGTATAGAAATATAAAGACGGAAGAAATGTTTTATCATGTGGAGGAAGTCTGTCAGCAGTGGATAACAGAAGACTTGAAAGAAACCGTGATGGCCAAGCCGATGAATACGGGAAGAAACGCGTGGATATATACACAGCCAATAAGCATAAAAAATAATTATGACTATTATGGGTATAAATGTTATGATTTATATGGAAAGATATATCCGAAAGTAAATTTGCTTCCTATACTTCGAAGAAATGGACTTCGCATGTCTTTCCATAATATTACTCCAGCCGTGTTGATACGTTCACTTCTTGGGGAAAGAGGATATGCGGAAATGTTGTTGAAAACACATCAGTATAAAATGCTGGAGTTCTACTTGCATCGAGGTAAACTTTCCCATCCGTGGGCAGTCAATATCTGCAATCGTAACGGGTATATCATCAGGGATGGTTCTATGTATGATGACTATCTACATTTACTTGATTATTTTCACCTTGATACACATAATGCTAAATACGTGTGCCCAAAAAGTTTGAAAAAAGAACATGACAGGCTTATGAAAAAGAAAAGTATCAGGGAGGAAAAAATCCAGGAGAAGAAACGTATCGCGGAAGCTCGGAAATGGGAAGATACCTACATGGAACAGAAAGGACGTTTTTTCGGAATCTGCTTCGGTAACGATAATATTGTGATATCGGTTATCAGTTCCGTTGCCGAAATGGCTGAAGAAGGCGAAAAGATGCACCATTGTGTATATTCTTGCGGCTATTACAAGAAAAAGGAATGTCTTATACTGTCTGCAAAGGACAAAGCAGGGAATCGCATAGAGACAATAGAACTGAACCTTAAAAACTTTAAGGTTGTGCAGAGCCGTGGAGTATGTAACAGCAATACACCGATGCACGATGAAATAATAGAATTGGTAAATAAAAATATTAACCTGATAAGACAAGTAGTATGAGCCCAAAAGAAGCAAGAAACAGTTTACAAAATACAAATAATCGCACAGAAACAGTGAAAGCACGTATCAAGGCTACAGGTGAAATAATCGAATTAAATGAAAAAGTAAGTTTCCTTGATTATGCGCGTGGAATATACAGAGATACGGACGGAAATAAATATCACTATGAAGAGCTTGAAATATTTGAGAGAGAGTATGAGAAACATATCGACTGGGAACAGAGACGCTATGAAATAGCAAAGGCCATGCTCTCGGTAATATACCTTGACGACGGTCAGGCAGAGCGTGCTGATGATTCAGATTTGGGGTTTGAGTACAAGAGTGACCAGTATTGCGCAAAAGAGGCTGTGGACTTTGCCGATGCTCTTATTGCGGAACTTAAAAAGAGGAAATAATATGGATGAATTTTGTAAATGGTTGAGTACGACACTGATTTGTACTTTATACGGTTTGTCTTTGGGTAATGCTTTAAGTTGGATAATTTTAGGTGATTTCAAGTACGGTCTTTATTCATTTTCTTTATTTGTGCTTGCTGCCCTGTATGAGATTGTTATCGAATTAAAGAAGTTGAATAATAAGAAATGAAGGACCTAAACGAATTAAGATATAAAGCCTATCATTGCGCAGTAGCCCATGGTTGGCACGAAGAGGACTGAGTGATGAACATTTCCTCTGTCTGGTCATATCCGAACTGATGGAAGCTGTAGAAGCGGACCGGAAAGGAATACATGCTAACCAGAAACAGTTTGAAAGTTATATGAACCTTAAAGAAAGGTCGGATGATGAATTTATCTATGCTTTCAAACACGACATTAAAGATAGTGTAGAAGACGAACTGGCCGACGTTTGCATCCGTCTGTTGGATTTGGCAGGACTTCGTAATTGCGAATTATTGTACATGGATAGCTTATATATAGAGGAAATATCATTCACGGAATTTTCTTACATGTTTTGCTCATTTATCACCAACCCAGATAAAAGCCAAAAGGATTGGTTGAAACTGCATATAAGTTGTTCTTTGGGAAGGATATTTTCTTGGTGTAGAGCAAAAAACATAGATATTGCATGGCATATCGAGCAGAAAATAAAGTATAATGAACTGCGTCCATACAAACATGGAGGGTTGGTATATTAAAAAAGGAGCCAGCCCCACGATAAAAAGACCGACTCCAAGCACGATTAGGCCACAAATATAATACTTTTCTTCTAAAAGACCATATTATGACAAAAGAATTTTCATCAATTATGGAGTTAAAGGCCATTCGTGAACAAAAATCAAGACTTTCAGAGCGTGAACGAGAACTTTCATCGGCTTTATTGCAGGATACATCACTCATTCCTGAAATTTATTCCTGGTTTAAGGACATTGTTGCAGAGACAGATCATTCACCAAATCCAGATGACGTTATGCAACGTAAGAAATTTCTTTTTATTGTGTTGTTCCTGTATGCTCCAAGTTCCCTTGCCGGCGGTAGGCTGCCGAACGGTATTCGGGCAGAAATTTCCCATGTGTTTCCGGATGTGTCCCCTTGTGTAATATCGAACAATATCGCCGATGTTTCCTTTATCTACCAGCAGTATAAGGATTTTCGGCAGGATATAGAGTATCTTTACAATCAGATTTTAGAAAGGTTAAAGGTCAAAGAACTAATCAAGTAAAAAGCCGGAGCGTTATGCTTCCGGCTTTAGTTTTATTCCCCTTTCTCTATTTTGATTTTCATATGATAAAATCTCAAATCATAAGGAACGGGGCTAAAATAGTAGATGTTAATTCTGCGAAGTAAATTTATGCTCTTTTGCCGTTTCTAAATCTTTGGCGAAATAAACAGAGTTTTGGGTTTCTGGGCGTGTGCCTGTTTCCCATAAAATATCATATCTTGTTTGCTCATAAACCGCATAATATTTTTGAGGGTATGAATATATGTAGCCTTGCACTTTAGCCTTTGGATAAGAATTGATTGTTTCTGAATAATTGCTTTCATAATTGACATAATTATTCAAGCTATTAGTCGTATTTAAGAATACATCTGTATCAGTTCCTGAACCTTTGATAACTTTTTCAACTCCACATAAAGTTCCGTTTTCAAAGTAATATCTGTTGGTTATCTTGTATCCCTCTTTTGTATAAGTGAAATTCTTTGACCCTCTTTGCGAATCATCCATAAAGCTGTCGTAAGGACGCTCTACCTTTTCTTTCAGTTCATCATAAGTTATTCCCCATTCTGTAACCGTCGAGCCAACATAATCAATCAAAGGAGTTACCGAGACAATACATTTAGCTTCTGTGCCTTTGGCTTTTACCGTGATGGTGGTTTCTCCAACGTGTCCCGCTTCAATGTTTATCTTTCCATCATAAATCATTGCTTCTGCTATAAATTCATCATCTGACGATACAGAACATTCGTTTATATCTATTCCTTCAACTTCAATGTTGTCTTCATCATTAGCAGGAATGGATATTTCAGTTTTACTCAATGTGATATTTACAGGTTGGTCTTGTGACTCATCATCGCCACTGCACCCAACAAAAAACAACGCAGCCAGTATAGGCAGCATAAACAATACTTTCTTCATTTTACTTGGTTTTATTGGTTAAACATTTAGTTCCAGTAATTTCTTTAAATCCTCGAACGAGTGAACTTCATAAAGAGTTCCTTTTACTTTCACAAAGCCGGAGACTTCCCCTGAAACAGGACAGACCTCGCCAGGTGATGCAAAGAGCTGCCATATAGGAACTTCTAATGCAGATGAAATCTTTTCTAATGTTGGATAAGATGGAGATACTATCATTCTTGACAGGCTTTCACGTGCAATCCCTATCTTTTCGGCAAGGCTTGTTATTGTATAACCTTTCTCTTTAATTACGTCTTTAATTCTATTCATAGTGTTTTCTTTTTTTTGCAAAGGTATGTAATATAATGATGTGTGATATATTTGTATCACTAAAATATGTTAAACGTAGCAATAAAAATCACGTTTTATTTTGTTGTGTGATATATATAGCTTACATTTGCATCATCAAACAAGAAGTAATAACAATCTAAACACATATGATTATGAAGACAATAAGTAGTGAATACATCAAAGAGATTAAGGCACAAGTAAGATTAATCAAAGAAGCACTTAAAAAAGTGCAAGAAGCTGAAAAGATACAAGAAACAGCAGTTAATGCAAGAGAGTATGACAAATCTAAGGCTGAAGCTTCTGATGCCTGTGCAGATATGATGATAGCATTAGAAGAAGCTGTAAGACTTGCATCTGCAATGGGCTGCGCAAAGGGTTTATATGATATACATAAGTACCACAAAATTGTAGAGCTTGATTTTAGAGATTCACACAATAAATAATAACAAATTAAACACGCACGATTATGAAGACATTGAATGAACAAGTAGACGAGATTAAGAACATGAAAGGTTCTAAGGCAGCAAAGAAGGCAGCTTTTGTCAAGTTGGGTTTGAGAAAGTACGAAGTTGAACTTCTAATGTCTGAACTGCCTAAGACAATCAGAGAAACACACAAGTTTACTTTCGGGGTCGAGATTGAATGCCTGGTAGCTGCCTGCCTTATGAGAGAAAGCGCAACGAGAAACGCAATGCCTTTTCAGTATGAGGGTTACAACCACACTGACAACAAAAATTATTACAAGTTCGTTTCAGATTCTTCTATAAGAGGTGAAAATCCTATAGAATGTGTATCACCGGTTCTTACAGGCAAGGCAGGTATGAAAAGCCTTGAAACTTGCTGTAAGGCGTTGAATGAAGCCGGTGCACAGGTTAATAGGTCGACAGGCTTGCATGTCCATATTGGTGCACAGAAGATGTCTGACGAGACTTATATAAATGTCTTTAAGAACTATCAGAAGTTAGAGAGAGTTATTGATACGTTTATGGCAAATTCAAGACGTGCCAACAACAGCCAGTGGTGTAGAACTTTGCAAGGTAAGGACTTTACACAGTGTACAACAAAGCATGATGTCTTAAGCATTATGAATGGTAACAGATACTATAAAGTGAATGCCTGTTCTTATGCTCGTCATCAAACAATAGAGTTCAGACAGCATCAAGGTTCAACAGACTTTGAGAAAATATCCAACTGGGTTAACTTTTGTGCGAAGTTGGTTGCATGGTCTAAAAAGAACGTACTGAGTTCTGAGGTTACGTCGATTGATGATATACCATTCTTGACAGCTAAAGAAAAATCATTCTTCAAATCACGTGCTGAGGTTCTTGCATGAACCTCACACGATTAAAACAAATTCAATATGTGTTGCATTATATACAAGCCGAAGGGTGTGCAAATGCCAAACTTGGACACTCTTGCTAAAATCAAGAAATTAAACCATAATGGGTATGGGTTCGTTTCAACAGATCATTTTCATAAGGGTTTGGATTATCGTACATTCTTGCGCCACCTTTCGGAGGTTGGAGCAGGTGAAGACTGCATTATACATTTCAGATTTGCCACTCATGGCTCTATATGCCGGGCGAACTGCCATCCATTTATCGAGAATAGCGTTTATTTCGCTCACAATGGGACTTTTAACGTATGCCCTGTTGGTGACATGACGGACAGCGAATTTGTCTTCAGAATGGAAATTTATCCTGAAATACAGCGGTTTGGATATGGAACAAAGCAGGCCGACTGGGCTATAAAGCAGATTTGCGGTTATTCAAGGTTCGCCATGATGTATCAGGGCGAGGTAAGACTATATGGTAATTATAAAATATTGAATGGCGTATATTACTCAAATTTAAGATGGTTATGAAAAAATATACAAGTACATGTGATTTCTTGAATCACGAATGTGTAGATGATTACAATGATATAGAACTGAAAGATCTGTGCAGTAAAAATGTATATGAAGAATTAAAGACAATTAGACTTGTCAGTGATAGCGAGTATAACAATATTATGTACTCAAATGATGCTTTTGTCTTTGAAACGGTGTCAAGTGTATATGTGAGTGCTATTTTTTGTCCTAACTTTAAAGAGTATAGTAAAAAAGATTATACGATACAAAGTGCAGTAGAAGAAAATATTTATGATAGCATAAAATGGTGTTTGCCATGAAGAAATATTAGCAAACAATTAGCGTATTGTTTCGTATGTGTTGAATTATTATTTATTATTGTCTTCATAATTGGTTACCTTTGTGATAAAGGTACCATCGCGGATTAGAGCAGTGGTTAGCTCGCTACTTTGACTTGGTAGAGGCCGCCGGTTCGAGTCCGGCATCCGCAACTAAATAAAATATATCACACGATTATGGAAATACTTACTCTTATCATCAAACAGAAATTCTTTGACGAAATCCTGTCAGGCAAGAAACGTCAAGAATACAGAGAAATCAGGCCAACAACCCAAAAGAAATACTGCCAGCTTGACGCTGAGGGTTATTGTGTCGAGGTCAACGGTGAACTGCAGCCGAGACACTATGATGCTATTCAGTTCTTTGTAGGCTACAGCAAGGGCAGAACCAGCGCACTGGTAGAAGTCAAAGATGCAAAGATTGAGCTGTTTGAGGACGAGAGCCACAATTTGATTGAATATACCCATCAAGGTGAGGTTTATTTGGCCGCACAGGTAGTCTACAACCTTGGTAGAGTGATAGAAAAACATGTTTAATTTAAATTTTATGCTGAGTCAGAGTAAATAGAAGCACATTTTCAACAGGTGGTTATCGTGGTGGTCGCAGAGGCTTGACCACCGAAAATGGAGGTTTGTCGCAACGTGGCAGATTCATCAACCGCAGACAGCAGTATTATAACGTCCGTGTCGGACTTGGTATGAGTGGCGGATAATGACACTGCAGGAAAGGACATACAGCTACATTGATCTCGTCAGGCAAAAGACTGACGAAGTTCTGCTGTTTCTGTCCTTGGGTAAGGATTCTTTGGTCTTACTGAATATGATCTATCCGAAGTTTGACCGGATTGTATGTGTGTTCATGTACTTTGTCAAGGGTTTAGAGCACATCGAACGATGGATCGGCTGGGTGAAAGCCAAATATCCAAAGATAGAATTTGTCCAAGTGCCCCACTGGAACCTGACTTACATTCTTCGCAGTGGCTTGTATTGCGTGCCTAATTCAAAGGTGAAGCTGTTGAAGCTGGCGGATGTGGTCAAGGCGATGCAGCTTAAATACGGCATACGTTACGCGTTCTTGGGCATGAAGAAAGCCGATGGCATGAACAGGCGTTTGATGTTGAAAGGATATGAAGCCAACGGGTATGAAAACAACGGAATGTGCTATCCGTTGAGCGACTGGACGCAGAAAGACGTGCTGGCATACATGAAGCAGCACAATCTTCCCGAACCGGTACGTTACTCGCTCAAAGCCAGTTCAGGCGTCGGATTTAACCTCGATTGTATGCTTTGGCTGGAGAAGAACTATCCGCAGGACTTGCAGAGAATTTACAAAGTGTTTCCGCTTTCGGAGCGGATATTATGGGAATATCATAACAAACAAAACTAATAGGAGGAAAGCCGAGTTAGAACACGAGTTAGAACAAAAAGTCAAAATGATTTGAGAAATCAATATAACCGAATAATGGCAAATACTTCGGTTTCTTCAAGACGTGCCAGCGTAGCTAACAGAGCATATACCAATTATTCTTTGAATATATCAAGAATTAATGACGGTGGTAATGCCAGTACAAGATACACCCGTCGTCAGTATATGGGATTGAGTAATGGATAACAAGTATTTCAACAGCAAGTCGGTGGAGGTAAGACGCTCGCAGATAAAGCCGGCGTCTTACAATCCACGTACCATATCAGACGAGGGGCGAAAACAGTTGAAGCGTTCCATCAAGCGGTATGGTGTGGTCGGCGGCATCGTCGTGAACCAAGCGACAGGATACACGATTGTCGGAGGGCATCAGAAAGTATCCGTATTGGATGAACTAAACAAGTATGATGAAGCCACGCACAAGAACGACTACACCCTACGTGTGGAACTTATCAATGTGGACGAAAAGACGGAGAAGTCATTGAACGTGGCTCTCAATAACCCGAACATCGGCGGCCAATGGGATTACGACGCTTTGGCTCGCCTTGTTCCCGATATTGACTACAAGGATGCAGGTCTAACCGATGCCGACTTGAACATGATAGGCTGCGACTTCCTTTTGCAGACCGAAGAAGAAAACTCTTTGGCCGGGGCATTGGAAGAAATGATGCAGCCCGTTACCGAGCAGAAAGAAGCCGAGAAAGCAGCCAAGCAGTTGGAGCGTGCCGAAAAGGTCGCCCACATGAAAGATGTGAAGCAGCAGGTTAAGGAACAGGCACAAGAAACAGCCGCAAACATGGATGCTTACTTGATGCTGTCCTTTGACACGTGGGAGGCTAAAGCGGCTTTCTGTGAGCGGTTCGGTTATGACCCGTATCAGAAGTTTATCAAAGGGGAGGTCTTTAGTGAGCAAGTAGAGCGTGTGGAATGATATTGTTTAATGATTAAAACATTTGCCGAGTCAGAAGAAAAAGACAGCTTGTTATGACCGAAGAAGAATATTTGGCTTCGCAAGGTTATGGACGCTCAGGATTTGGAGATGTTGCTTTGGCAAAAGGTAACTATCGAAATCGAGCTGGGCAAGAAATTCTCCGTCGGCAAAATCAAAGAGATATTGAATACTCCAATAGACGTGCTTCTTTAAGAGCTGAGTATAACAGCAAGGTCAAGGCAGGAGAAATCAGGCAACCGAGCCGTATTGAGCAGTTGATGAAAACGGCACAAGGAAATTCCGATAATGAAGCTGTAAGAGCGGCAAGACGTGCATTAGAGAAGCGAGGCGTAAATTGGAGGTCTAATGGTTTAATTTCAGGATAAAAGAAAGCGAGGTATTGAGTCAGAAGACGTATTTCAAACAGAACAGAGAGCTACAACACTACGATGTACCCCAATACGAGTGCAATCGGTAGGGAAAATGCTATCATCAATAGAGCAAGAAGTTTGATGAGTTCAAATTTTAGAAATACAGGTGGCGACATGAGGAATTATAATCGGATTGTTCGTGCAAGAAACAACATGATTAGAACCTCCCGTGCGCAAGGTTTAAGTAACGGATAACAATTTATGGCAAGACCCAAGAAATTCGACTACGACAGTGATGATTTCTACGATGAAATCCTTGCGCTCTCCATGCAGGGATTGACCGATGCGGAGATAGCGGATGCGCTGGATGATAAGTTCGGCGTGTCGCTGTCTCCTGAACGGTTTAATTGTATGAAGAATGGCACTTATGAAGCGTGGTCGGATGATGAAAATGAACGCAGGTCTGCAAGGTTATGTAAAGTCTTAGCGCGCGGCCGCCGAAAAATCAACTCCATCGTGCGTGGTGCATATCTCAAAGCGGCTTTGGGTGGCAAGAAAATCAAGAACAAGACCGTAACCACCCGGAAGCTGAAAATTGACGGAGTTTATACCGAAGATGAAGAGATACAGACCACAGAGGGAGAAACCGAACTGCCGCCCAATATGCAGGCTCTCTCCACTTGGCTGTACCACCATGATGAAGAATGGAGGAAGGTTGAACTCCGGCAGGATGAGGATGCTGATATTCCAAAGGATATTGACCACGGAATTTCTATTGACTCATGGATTAAAGACAAGTTAAAATGATTGTTCCCCAGACGATATATCATCCGTTATACACAGACAAGGAGAAGTTTATCATCCTCATCACCGGTGGCCGTGGATCGGGGAAGAGTTTCAACGCTTCCACCTTCATCGAACGACTGACCTTTGAGCAGACTCCAGTGGAGAAGATTGTCCACCAGATTTTATACACCCGTTACACGATGGTATCTGCTGGCATGTCTATCATTCCGGAAATGATGGAAAAGATAGAACTTGACGGTACCACGAAGTATTTCAAGACAACCAAGACGGACATCGTAAACCGGATGACCGGCAGTCGAATTATGTTCCGGGGTATCAAGACTTCTTCCGGGAATCAGACGGCCAAGCTGAAATCTATTCAGGGTATTACAACCTTTGTCTGTGATGAGGCTGAGGAATGGACCAGCGAAGAAGAGTTCGATAAAATTATGCTCTCCATCCGTAAAAAGGGAATTCAAAATCGGATAATCATCATCATGAATCCCTGTGACTCCAATCACTTCATTTACAAGAAATACATCGAGAATACCCACCGCTTGGTCGAGATAGACGGTGTGCAGGTGCAGATTTCTACCCATCCTAATGTCCTTCACATTCATACAACCTACTTCGACAATATCGAAAACCTTTCTCCTGAGTTCCTGAATGAAGTCAAGGAAATGAAAGAGAAGAATCCGGAGAAATACGCTCATGTTGTCATAGGACGCTGGGCTGACGTGGCCGAGGGTGCCGTGTTCAAGAAATGGGGCATCGTGGATGAGTTCCCGATGTGGTGTAAGAAAGTTGCTATAGGATTGGATTTTGGTTATACCAATGACCCCACAGCAGCTATCCGATGTGGAATCATAGACAATGCACTGTATCTGGATGAATTGGATTATAGAACCGGACTTCTTTCGGGAGACATCACAAAAACCTTGCGGCCTTGGAATCTGAAAGTGATTGCCGACAGTGCGGACCCGCGACTCATTCAGGAAATCCACAACGGAGGTATCAAGATTTATCCAGTAGAGAAGGGGCCGGGTTCTGTCAATGCGGGTATTGACAAGATGCAGGGAATGGAGATGTACATTACCAGACGCTCCTACAACCTGCAGAGGGAGTATAGGAATTATGTCTGGGCAAAGGATAAGGATGGAAACTACATCAATGAGCCGGAAGACCACGATAATCATGGTATAGACGCCGCTCGTTACTATGTGCTGGGAGAACTTCTCGGCAGGATTATGAAACCGAAAGACATTTCAGGAGTATTTGGACATTAAATTTTAGTATATGAGAACTTTAGAGGAAATTTTAGCTATACCAGAGATAGAGAGGAAAATATACTATCTAAAAAAGGGCCGAAAGACGATGTTGCCAAACGCCCATGCTCTTTATAATGACTGGAATCCAAACAGGCATGAGATAGTGATTGATGAGGAAAAGTATCCCAAAATCAAAATTATCACCAAGCCTGAAGAAAGAATTACCGATCCGACAACAGGTAAAGAATACGTTGAGCCGGCGGTTAAGAAAGAGGTTGAACCAAATAGAATAGCTCTTCCAATCGAGCAGGATATCGTAAACCTTCAAACAGCTTTCACTGTAGGAACAGAACCGACACTTGATTGTCAGCCGGACCAGTCAGAAGAAAGCCTTCTTTCTGCATTGAAGCAGGTATTCAAGAAAAACAAGCTGAAATACCAGAATAAGAAAGTTGTCCGTGCATGGCTGGCCGAGCAGGAAGTGGCCGAATACTGGTATGTAGTGAAGGATGATGGCTTCTGGGCTAAACTCAAGCGCAAGATTGCCGACATTTTCGGGAAGTCCAAACCTGAGTATCGTCTGAAGAGTGCCATCTGGTCTCCTTTTAGAGGAGATAAGCTCTATCCGTTCTTCAATGACCAGGGTGATTTGGTCGCACTCTCCCGTGAATACAAGAAGAAAGACCTGGATGATGTTGAGATCACCTGCTTCATGACCATTACCAAGGATATGGTTTATCAATGGGAGCTGACAAGTAATTGGACCGACAAAGGTACGTTCGCACATGGATTCAAGAAGATGCCGGTGATTTATATGTACCGTCCAGAAGCGTACTGTGAAAAGATTAAGAGTCTCCGCGTAAGGCTGGAGAAACTTCTTTCAAACTATGCAGATTGCATAGATTATCATTTTTTCCCGATTCTAATGCTGTTCGGTGATGTACAGAATTTTTCAGGCGAATTCAAGAATAGGGTAGTGGAACTTACAGGCCAAGGTGCAAACGCCCAGTATTTGACATGGAGCCAGGTCCCGGATACAGTTAAATTCGAGGTGGAGACATTGCTCAGTCAAATCTATGGGCTGACAAATACGCCGCGTATCTCGTTCGACAGCTTGAAGGGAACCGGCAATGCCGTCAGCGGTGTGGCATTCGACTACGTGTTCATGTCCACCCACCTCAACGTGGAGAACCTGAACGAGACGGTCGGAGAGTTTATGCAACGGCGTGTAAACTTCCTTGTTTCCGCTTTAGGTTCAGTTAATACAACTCTTGAAACAGCTTCCGAGACAATAGATATAGATGTTCAGATGCAGCCATACAAGCTGGAGGACATCAAAGACAAGATTGACACAGCCATCAAGGCCAAAGATGGTGAAATCTGGTCGCAGGAACGGGCTATCACTTTTGTAGGGAACGTGGATTCTGTTTTGGACGAGATTGAAGCAATCAAGGAAGAACAGGCTGAAAAACAAAATGATGACATTGAGAAGCAAAAAAAAATTAATGAAATAAACGGAAAGAATAGTTTGTAAAATAATAGTATTTGCATTAAAAATAGCGGTATCTTCGTGGTATCGCTATTTTTTTGTGCAAAAAGTTTTGTTATTAGTACTAAATTTAGTACTTTTGCATAAACGAAAATATAATGGGTTCAAAAGAGAAATTGATAGAAAGGTTTAAGAAGCTGCCAAAGGATTTCACCTTTGAAGAGACCCTTTCTTTACTTGGCTACTTCGGTTATACTAAGCACAATAAAGGGGCAACTTCCGGTTCCCGCATTCGTTTCAAGAACGAAGAAACAGGGCAGTACATAGATATACATCGTCCTCACCCTGGTAGTATAATGAAAGCGTGGATGATGAAAACGATTTACCAACATTTAAAGAATAACGGTTTAATATAAAGAATTATGGATTATTTGGAATACAAAGGTTACAAGGGTTCTGTAGAATACAGCAAAGAGGACAATTGCCTTTGCGGTAAGGTACAAGGAATGGGCAACAAAGCCTTGATTCTTTATGAAGGAACCACCATCGACGAACTCCGGAAGGATTTTGAAGAAGGAATTGATAGCTATCTCGAAGGTTGCAAAGCTGATGGGGTTGAGCCGATTAAACCATTTAGCGGTAAACTCAATCTTCGTATGCCATCCGATCTTCATGCACGTGTGGCAGCATTTGTCGCAAGTACAGGTATGACAATAAATGAGTTCATAAACAAAGCTATTGTTAATGAGCTAAATCATGATTGTGCCATGTAAAGAGTATGCCTATGGACAAACAGGATTTATTTATATGTGCCTGCCATAATGTGGAACATCAGCTTATCATGTCGTATTCTGATGATGATAACTATAAGGAGGTTTATTGCAGTGTTCATCTGAAGCCGGAACAAAATATCCTAAAACGTATATGGCGTGGTGTTAAATATATTTTTGGACATCGCAGTATGTATGGAGAGTTTGATGAGTTTATCTTTAAACCAGAAGATTCAGATAAGCTTCAGAAAGTTGTGGACTAGTTGAAATATTGTAAATAAATCTATTTTCAGCGTGATTACTACGGTAGTCACGCTTTCTTTTTGCCTAAAAACGAACATTCCCCTAATTGTTTCGTATCGTTAGCCTTAAAATTTCCCCTTCCTTTTTTCTATAAGTAAATTTACCGTATGAAATTATTAATCAAACTCATACGGTATGACAATCTTTGAACAAATCTTGGCAGGACTGCAACAAAAGTTTTCTGGGGTGGACACTGCCACACTTACCCGTATAGCTACGAAAAAGGCTGAGGGTGTAACGGACGAGACGAAGGTGACCTCCATCGTTGAGGGTATCTCTTTTCAGGACGTGATGCAAAATTATGGTGATTTCCGTGCAGGACAGGCGCAAACCTCCGCAGTTACAAACTACGAGAAGAAGCATGGACTGAAAGACGGAAAACCAATAGAGGACCCGGAAGAAAAGAAAGATGAAAAGAAGGATGAGAAAAAGGACGAGGTACCTGCATGGGCTCAGGCTTTGATTGATTCCAACAAGAGCCTTTCTGAAAAGCTGTCTGCTTATGAATCAGAGAAAGCGCAGGCGCAGCGCAATTCTCAGATTTCGGCAGTTGCTAAGAAGTACGGCATTCCCGAATTTATGCTGAAAGACCGCAACATTCCAGAGAACACGGACTTGGATACTTATTTCAAGGACATGAAACAGGATATGTCTAACAGCGGTTTTCAGTTTTCCAAAGCTCCTGAGACTGCTGAACAGAAGCAGGAGAAGGAGGCGAGTGAGTTCGCTAAAATGATTGAGGCGGACACAAAACAAATTGTCGAACAACAAAACAAGTAAAATTTTATGGCAGCAGGATTTAAGTACAACATTGAGCCTGAACCGTCCATCGAGGAACGCTATGACGTTTCTACCGGAGTAAGACGCAGAGGGCCTTACAAGCTGGACACGACCAACCTTGTAGCTGGTTCGTTCCTTCCATCCTTCACGCCGATTGCCGCTGATCTGGTGAAGAAAACCGCCCAGGTGGCTATCCGTGTGGAAGTCTATGAAAAGTTTACGACTGGTACCAACACCACGTTGAAAATCAAGAAAAACTCTTTGGCTTATGTGGGTATGCACCTGGGTAATGGTTCTCATGGAGCAACCATCAACAGTATTGACAAATCAAACAAAGCTTTCGATAAGTTGACGCTGGCCGCCGACTTTGGTGAAACATTGGAAGCCGGTACTGTACTCTATGAAGCGACAGCTGTAGATGGTACTACCCCGAAGGTTATTGCCAACTCAGCCTTGTACGAAAGAGTACAAGTTGAAGAAGGCATCGTATTAGTTGCCCTTTTGATGCGAGCTTTTGAAATCGAGCCAACAAAGTTGGTTATGCCTTTCTCTGACATTGATAAAGCTAATATGCCGCATTTCCAGTTCAACGCTGCTGGTGTGCAATCACCGGCTGGTGTTTCGTATGAACTGCCAGAAGCATCTGATTCTGTAATGGGTGGTATTCAATTAGGATTCGCTCAAAGCGGAAAGAAATATCCAGTAGCATTGAAAGGCGGCAAAGCTTATGTTGAAGTTCCATGGACAGACAACAACACTACCTATCAGGCAGCTAACTCAAGCACTTTAGGATTGGTAAAGCAAGGTACAAAAGTAGATGATGCAGCAGGTGGTGATGAAAAAGACAAAATCAACGCTCTTCTCGCATCATTAAGAGCAGCTGGTATTATCGCAAGTAAATAAAGAAAGGAGGACTAAGATATGATGCTAACTATTTATACCCTGTTTAACGACCCTAACATCGTTAACGCCGTTATCCAGCGCGTCCTTCAGACCCGTAAGGATACAATCTACTGGCAGCAGTATCTGGACTTCCGCAGAACTACTACCCGTGTATTCAAAGACTACATCGGTACCGTTACCGGAGTAATGGCCGGTTCCATCAACTCCCGTTATGGAGAAAAGCCTATCCGCGAACGACGGAACATCGGTTCAGGTTATGGGGAAATCGCTTATCTTGGTGATGCTTACCAGATTTCCATTGACCGTTTGTCTGATTTGCAGGACTTGATTGACAAGTACAATGCAGCTAAACCTGCCGACCAGGTAGCAGCTATGCAGGAAATCGTGAACTTCATTTACGACGATTACCGTCAGGTGCTTTTGGCGGCCCATAAACGTATGGATATTATCGTAGGTTCACTCTTGATGACAGGAGCAGCAACAGTCAAGAATAAGGACGACAATGCCGGAGGCGTTGACCTTCTCAACATTGAATTGCCGTTCAAGTTTATTAAGCCTGATACCGGTGCGAAGACTAAATTCATTACCTATTTGCAGCAGCAGATTAATGCACTTAAAGCTGATTATGGAAACTTCCAGAAGATGATTATGTCCCGAGGAACTTTCGTGAAGAATATCATCGGGTCGGCTGAGTTTGGTGACAAGTTCAAAATGCAGCTTACAGGAAATGAAATGTACCTTTCAACCGGTTTGATTACATCTCAACTGGCTTCCCAAGTATTCACTGGCATCGGGCTTCCGGCCATTGAAATCAAGGAAGATTACGTAAAAGACCAGACCGGAAAGAACGTGCAGATTTACGCAGACGACCGTATCACCTTGCTTCCGCAGGATAAGGTCGGTTATATGCGTTTCCACACTCCGTACGAAGCAGTGGACGGCGTACCTGGACGTAACTACACCCAGGCAGACGGTGATATGCTTATTTCCGGTTACAAGGACAAGAACGGTCGTTATTTGGAATACACTGCAGAGTGGATTCCGCAGATTACGAACCCGAACCTGATTGTGAACTTTGATTTGTCAACCATGAACGAATGACAGTAAACGGCTACATATCACAGAAGTTTCAGACCTTCGGCATCAACTTGTCGGAGGCTGATCTTTTGGAGATAAGTCTGTCTTCAGGGATAAGCGAAGAGGATGAGATGGGCCCGTCAAACATCGGTCTTGTGTCGGTGGCTATGGCGAAGTTCATCCCCTCTCTATTACTCCGTGCCACTTCCATCAGCGAGAACGGCTTTTCTATGTCCTGGAATACTCAGGGCTTGAAAGAATACTACTCTTTCTTATGTAAGAAGTACGGCCTTGAAGACACGTTGTCAGATAAACCTAAAGTCAGATTTATATGATATTCGCTCCACATACCTTACAAGTTAAGGTTACTACTCCAATGGAAACAGACGAGTTCGGCCGGCCTATTCCCGGTACCGGCGGGGAAAGCTGGCAGGACGTGTGCAAGTGCCGGTGTGACGATAATTCCACCAAGGAGTTTACTTCGGAGAACGGCGAGGTGTACCGACCGAACTATCACGTAGTCTGTGAGAAGAAAATCTCCCTGAAGGCTGGTGATGAAGTAAGATGTATGGACGATGAGAATGTCAGAGGAACTGGCAAGGTTTACATGGTCAAGAATACGAATTATTTTGGTTACTCAGAAATATGGATATGACAAGAACAGAAGAAGTCGTTGCTAACAAGCAACTGAGAAAAGAAATTGACGAGAAGATTCAGGCGATTAGAAATCTTCCGCCAAGCAGAGAAAGAAGTCTCGCTATTACAAAATTGCAGGAAGGCGTCATGTGGCTGGGTATGGATTTGAAGCGGTTAAACGAGATAAATCCTTATCCATCAAGCAAAGATCCTTCAACTGGCGATAAGATTGAACCAACTGCAGACGGTTTGAAATTATGAGCAAAGTAAAGTTTGATTTTTCGGACGTGGATGGCTTTTTCGAGCAAGGTTATGCCGAAGTGGAAGCCGTTGAGGATAAGGTCGGAAAGGAAGCTGTCGATTACGCTGTGAAGAACGGCAGTTACCAAAACCGGACCGGAACACTCCGTAAGTCAAACAAGTATTCAGTCCAAGATGAGGGCTTGGAGTTAAGGAATGAAGCGGAATACGCTTCTTTCGTGGAATCCAAAGGCTACGAAGTCTTGTCTGGTGCAGCCCTATTTGCTGAGAAACGATTGAAGGAGGAAATCAAATGAAACGAATATTCAAGTATGAATTGATTGTAGCAAACCATTCAAAATTATGCCTACCTGTAGGAGCAAGAATATTATCTGTACAATCGCAACGAAATATGGTTTGTCTATGGGCAGTAGTAGATGAATGTCAAAAAGAATTATGTTTTGTGGACATCTTTATGTACGGAACAGGACAAAACATATCTGATAAAGATTTGGAAGATAAAAGATTTGCCGGGACTGTTCAGCTTGGAGAACTGGTTTATCATGTATTCCTTCAGTATGGTAATAATATTCAATATTTGATTGTATAATGATAGTAACTACCGACATAGCGAACATACTCTACCGTGACTGTCAGCCTTTTGAAATTGACATCGTTCCACACGGTAAGAAGCTAACTGGTCCGATGAAATCTGAAAGGATTGTAATTCACTCCAAGAAACAACAGCCTGGGACGTATTGGAAGAAATCTTTCGTCGAGGTGAACATTTGCGTTCCTAACTTGAAAGAAGGCGAAGCCAACACTATCAGACTAAACGAACTGGAGAAACAAGCTCAAGGAATGTTTGACGACGTAACCGGACGCTATGACGGTACCACCTATCATTATTCTATCGAATCAATCGGAACAGAGGAGGACACATCCTTAAAGTGTCATTATGTGAATGTAAGAATTTTGTTTGAAGTTTTAAATGTGAAATAATATGGCAGAAGCAAAGAAAATCACAGCCGTGAATATCAAGAAACTTTGGTATGGCGAAACAAGTGCTATTACAGCCGATTTGACCGGCCAAGCTTTGTACACTCTTTTGCAGGGTCAAACCTTGAAAGAGGTAAAGAATATCCATCAGGATACTTGGACGCTTGAAGAAGCTGAAGCAAGCCGTACTAACTACAAGAACCAGCTCACGAACCAGACCTATCGCAGCGACAAGGAGATGGGCGATGTGACCGTTAACTTTACCATTGGCGAGTACGATTATCCGACCAAGAAAGACCTTATGGGCGGCGACGTCATCAACGCCGACAAGGGTTGGAAGCGTGCGAGAGGTAAGGTGAACATCGAAAAGTTGATTGTAGCCCAGACTGAAGACGATCAGTATTGTGTCATTCCTCGTGCCGACATCGGTGCCCGTGAAGCAACTACGGACAAGGCTATTGGCATTCCTGTAAGTGCAGTTGAACTAGAACCGAAAAATTCAGCTGTTGCTCCGGAATACTGGTTCGATTCAGAAGAGGTAAAGGAAGCATGAACAGATGTTGCGGTAATAGCAACACCTTCAGATGCAACAGTTAAGCTGGACGGGCAGGCGGTTAAGACCAAGAGGGTGAAATCTGGGACTTCCGTCTCCTATGAGGTATCGAAGGAAGGCTATACCACACAGTCGGGAAGCATACCTACCTCTCTGTCTGATGCTTTCAAGACTGTAGAGAAAAAAATAACTCTCGTCCAAGAAGGTGCAGGTTAGTTTTCAGAATTGTTTAACGGGTGGGGCTTTTAGCTTCCACCCATTTTCTTTTTATTTATGAATCAAGGAGCGAAAATAGTATCAGAATCCATTATCGGCAATGATTTTAGAACAGTATTTGTTGCTGGAAAAGCCTACACGGTCTATCCGCCTACTATCTATAAGTTGTCCGGCGCAATATCTCATTTGTCAGGTATACAGGACGCAGACAACTTAAAGGAAGTTCTTCTCTCTCTTGGCGAAAGCAAATCATATAGTAAGGCTCTTTCATGGCTTATTACTGGTGATGAGAGCTTGAGTGAAGAGTTGGCCAAAGGAACATACGAGGAGAACGTGAATGCTTTGGATGAAGCATTATCCATGATTGACTCCAAGGTTTTTCTCAAAGCTGTCAGCTTGGCGAGGAACGTAAGTCTGCTGGCAGCGAAACCGAGGTTGTAGGGAATGATACTCTCTTGGGACAGATTGCATCGTTCATTGAAAATCTGCATCTGTCATACGAGGAAGTGGTATATGAGATACCGTACAGAAACTTAGTATTAATGCAGCGTGATAAGCTCCATACCGTTACCGGAACGAAGGTTAATAAGGTAAGCGGTAAGGATATGGCTTCACGCAGAAGAAGAAACAAGAAATAGATATGTAGATGTTAAAAGTAACAAAAATGTTACTATTTAGCTCTGAATTATTTGTATAAAAGTAACAAAAAAGTTACCTTTGTATTGTCAGTTAATAGTTCTTTGATTTTATGAAGTTCTCAGAGTTTTACAAATTGATTGAGTCAGCAGGCTGGACAATCAAAAAAGGGACGAATCATTACAAGTATGTTCATCCCGACTTTGACTACTTTATCCCTGTCGGCAGGCATCCGTCTAAAGAGATACCCAAAGGTACTCTTGACAGCATGATGAAGAAAGCAGGGTTGAAGAAGTGAAAGAACGGCACCCACTTCGGTGGGTGCATTAATTGACAAATATTATTGCACGATTATGAAAAGGATAAAGGCAATTATTGAAAAAGGGGATGATGGAGGGATTTCCATCTATTCAGAAGATGTTAGCGGAGCGTATGGCTTCGGTCTTACAGAACAGGAGGCGAGAGAGGATTTTGTTTCTGTCTTGGAGGAGCAGGCTGAATATTATAAGGAAAAGCACGGTGAACTGCCGGATTGGTACAAGTCAGGCTATTCCGTCGATTACGTTTATGATCTGAGTGGTTTTTTCGAGGCGTTCCCATTCATCAATGCCAGCAAGTTCGCCAAGGAAATAGGTATAAACGAGTCTGTCATGCGGAAATATAAGGGTAAGATTGTGACAGCTTCAGAGAAGCAGAGGTCCATCATACAGGAGCGTTACGATGAGCTGTTGAGGAGGATGGCTCTTGTGAAATTCTGATATTCCAGCCGTGAGGCTTTAATATAATCAAAGTATTAATTGACACTTTGGCGCATCATAACGGTGCGCCTTTTTCATACAATAAAGCCCCGAACCGAGAGGAACGGGGCTGGAATGGAGGTTGTTTATAGTATATAACTTTACAATCATTTAGTTTATCCTACAAATATCATTGGTCATTCCACATATTTTGAAGAATAAGATTATTTGTAAGACTCCAAATACAAATAAGACAATAGAAAAAATCTCTATCATAGCATTTCGTTTTTGATAATCTCATATTTGGATTTAATGGCTTTATTCAATATTCTACAGTTTTAATTTCATATCTTGAATACCATTTATATCCTCCTATAGAGCTAGCTTTACAAAAGAATTTTCCATTTTCAATAGAATCGACAACCATTTCTTTGCCATCAGAAATGCGAACCACTTTATCATTAGGCTTAATCTTATCAAGTTTTCTGTCATATTCGCGATCATCATGACTTGTCTCGCTGCTAATTTCGTCTTTTATTTCTACTGACTTATTTTGTGTAGAAACAAAATGATCTGTTAATTTTTTCACATTGTTTGTCATTCCCCATATTTTGAAGAATAGGATAATTTGTAATATGCCGAATATCAGCATAACAATAGAAAGAAATTCCATCATAATTATAATTATTTTATCAGTTAAATAATGGGCAAAGAAAATATTTTTTTTACTTTACACCAAACAAATATCTAATAAATCAAATCTTAGTCTTGATTTTTTCTAAAATTCCCTCCAGTTCAGCTATTGTTGTGGCTTTGTAGTAATCCCCTTTGTGCTGGATAAGGGCTGTAAGTTCGTCGTTTGTTCCTGTGCTGAATAATTCAGTAATTGGGACATTTAGGGCGGTGGCGATTTTTTCTAATGTTCCAATCGTAGGATTTCCACCTAACATTTTTGATAAACTTGCTTGTGCTACACCTATTTTATTTGCTATTTCGGCAAGAGTAACACCTTTGTCTTTACATACTTCTTTTACTCGTAATTCCATAATACTACTCCACCTTAATATTGATTCTCTTTCCACAATGAGGGCAGTTGATTGTCAAAGCGTCTTTCTTGGGTTGCTCGAACAATTCTGTTACAGGACATCCGATGGCATCAGCAATTTTATTTAGAGTTTCTACGGTAGGATTCCCATTTACCATGTTGGAGAGGTTTACTCTATTAATCCCCATCTTGTCGGCAAGTTCTGTTATAGTCATGCCCCTTTCTTTGATTACTTCTTTAATTCTTAAATCCATATTGTAGTGTTTTAATTTTCGATGCAAATATACGAATAAAATCTATTTGTAATGTTGTATCGATACATTTATTTGTTAAAGTAGTGTTAAATACTTCTTTTTGTTTGGTTGGTTGTACCGTTTTATATTACATTTGTAGCGCAATCGAAAATTAAAACATTACATAATATGAGTACACAGAAAAGAAGTCAGTTAAGTTCAATCATGCATATGGCATGGATGTTTGTAAAGAAGTACGGTTTTAGTATGAGCGAAGCATTAAAGCAAGCATGGCTCAACGCAAAACTTAAACAAGAACTAAACAAGCGTATTGTAAAATTCTACTTTCAGAAGATAAACGGTGAAATCCGTGAGGCATGGGGTACACTTGCAAGTGACAAGATACCTGCCATCGCTGGCACTGACAATAGAAAGAGGAACGAGAGCGTACAGACTTATTACGATACGGTCAAAGAAGAATGGCGATGCTTTAAAATCGCAAACCTTATTAGAATAGCTTAGTATTAATAATGTAGGTAGGTGCTGCGAACACCTACCTACCGTAAACCAATCATATAAATATGAATAATCCAGTAGTTTACGACTACAAAGGTAGTCAAATTTCATTTATCAGTGGCGAAAATGTGATGGTAAATGCTACACAGATGGCAAAACCATTTAACAAAGTGCCTAAAGATTGGCTTCGTACCAAACAGACACAAGAGTTTATATCCACATTATCAGCTGTTAGGCAGATATGCCCAACACAACTTGTAGAGGTCAGACAAGGTAATAGTACTTCTTATGAGCAAGGCACATGGATGCACGAGGACGTTGCATTAGAGTTTGCCCGATGGTTAAGCCCTGCGTTTGCGATATGGTGTAACGACCGAATAAAAGAGTTACTAAAAACAGGCGTAACCACGGTAAGCAACGACGACGAGGCGATAGCCTATGCCATGCAAGTACTAAACAAGCGGCTCGAACAGGCAAGGCAAGAAAAGGCGATGCTCGAACAGCGGAACAACTACCTGACGAACGAGATAAGGCAGGCTGCCCCGAAAGTGCAGTACGTGGACGAGGTATTGCAGGCCCCGAACACCTACACATCCACCCAGATGGCGAAAGAGCTGGAAATGCGGACGGCGGAGCAGCTTCACAAGGTGTTAAGAGGCAAGGGCTTGATGTTCAAGCAGTCGGGGCAGTGGATGCTCACGGCGAAATATTGCGAGAAAGGCTATACGAAGCCGCGCACGACCACTTACACCCGTTCTGACGGCTCTCAGGGCACGAACACGATAACGGTGTGGACAGAGGCGGGCAGGGCGTTTCTGCATAGAGTATTTGAAGTGTAACCTTATAAAAATAGCGTGATTATGAATATAGTAACAGATGCGTATGGCAAAAATGTTCAGGCTATAAGCGCAAAAGAATACAACCAATTTTGCCAAATAGCTTCAATGACACAGCCTTATCTAAGATTTGAAGAATCAGCATTTTGCAAGTTAGTAGATATTGCAACATCTATGATTAGAAGCGGATTGGATAGTCAAAGTGCTAAAGAGATACTACTGAAATATAAAGAAAAGTATTATCCATTTGGATTCACAGAGAATATGAACAAACCTTACATGACTGACTGTAGAAGGTTTTTATACCCGAGAATAAAGCCTAATTTCGAACATTATACACTTATTGAGATGGATGTATTTATTATGGCCTACAGGGCATGTAAACAATTTATATATTCTGGTCTAACCAATGAATCCGCAGAAGAACTTTTGAGAAAGATAGAAGTGTATAGAAAGATTCTGAGTTAAACTCTCACACACGATTATGATTTTTAGAATAAGACCGCCACCTTATTGTCAATAGCGAGAATTTAATAATATCATTAACTTAAAAGTTTCATTATGAGTAAGAGATTTAAACTAACGGTATTGCCTAAAGAAAAGCAACTGGATAATGTCAAGTATGCTTTGAGAATCGAAAATCCATCTATACTAGGTAATGTATATGGATTAACAGAAGAAGAACTAAAAGAACTTCAAAGTCTTATTAATGAGTCATTGAAACAGTAAAAATGGATATAACGGTTATCAGACCACCACCGATAATTTACCTGCACACGATTATTTTGAAACAATCAGCCAAATGTTTGTTCTGAACACAGTAATTTCTATGACAAATATTTGGCGGTTGGTATCTTTGACTTAGAACAAAATGTGCTTCGTGGCAGTTGCGTTATAAGGATATTCAAGGCATTTCTTTCAAGGGGTAAACTGCCACTTTAGATCCTTTCTAAGATTTGCCTTTTTATATGTCAGGCGTGACAGGTCAAAGCAAGACATTCCGGTGTGCATGGGTTCAAATCCCAGCTTGCTACAATTTCAGTCAAAATAAAATCCCCAAAGGCGAAAGTGACTGAGTCGCCAATGGGGATAATGTTAAACTTAACATGCACAAAGGTATGAATAAAATCCAGATTTTCCAAAATGAGCAGTTCGGAAAAGTAAGAATTGCTATGAATGAAAATGAAGAACCGTTGTTTTGCTTGGCAGATGTATGCAGCGTCATAGGCATTGCAAACGCAAGAAATGTGAAGTCGCGTCTGGATTTAGAGGATGTCTGCCAAATAGACACCCTTACAGAAGGTGGCAAACAGCAAGTTACATTTGTAACTGAAAGCGGTTTGTATGATGTAATAATAAGAAGTGACAGCGAAAAATCTAAACCGTTTCGTAAATGGGTTACAAGCGAAGTCCTGCCGTCAATCCGCAAGCATGGTGCTTATATGACGCAGGAAACGCTCGAAAAGGCTTTGGCCTCACCAGACTTCTTAATACAGCTTGCAACCAACCTGAAAGAAGAAAAGCGGAAACGGATTGATGCTGAACAAAAAGCTGAGATTGCAGAACAGACAATAAAGACCAATGCGCCTAAAGTATTGTTTGCAGACGCTGTCTCAACCTCCCAACGCTCATGCCTGGTGGCAGAACTTGCAAAGATATTGCAGCAGAATGGCGTGAATATAGGTCAGAACCGTTTGTTTGCCTGGATGCGTGAAAACGGGTACTTGTGTTCAAAAGGCCAATACTACAACCAGCCCACACAAAAGGCTATGGATTTAGGATTGTTTGAGCTAAAGAAGACAACAATTAATAAGCCCGATGGCTCAATACTTGTTTCAACGACAACGAAAGTGACTGGTAAGGGTCAAGTTTACTTCGTGAATAAATTTTTGGGTAAAGATGTAGCTTAATTATGATAGAAGCATTTAAAATAACGGCAGGTTTGCGATTTGGCAGACTTGTCGTTTTAAAACAGGTAGAACGAAGACCTGATGATAAAGACAAGCATTTCAAGTGGCTTTGCCAATGCGATTGCGGCAAAACTTGTGTTGTTCGTTCAAGTAATTTGAGAAATGGGATAACAAAGAGTTGTGGGTGTTCAAAGCTTGATATAAAAGATATTACAGGTCAAAGGTTTGGTAGATTGATAGCTTTAAAACATGTTGGATTTGCAAGTAATAACATTGCATTATGGAAATGTAAATGCGATTGCGGTAAAATGATAGTCGCCAGAGAATGCAATTTACATAGTGGTATAACTAAAAGTTGCGGATGTTTACAAATTGAAAGAACTAAAAAAGCAAATTCAAAACACGGTAAGACAAACACAAGACTATATAATATATGGTCTAAAATGAAAGAACGCTGTTGCAATTCCACAAGAAAAGCATATAAAAATTATGGTAAAAAAGGTGTCAGTGTTTGTGATGAATGGCTAAATGATTTTCAGAAGTTTTGCGATTGGGCAATAGAAAACGGTTATAAAGATAATCTTACAATAGACAGAATAAACTCAAATGGTAATTATGAGCCCAATAATTGCAGATGGGTAACTTTAAGTGAAAATGTAAGGCAAAAATATAAATCCAACTTTATAACTGTTGGCGATAAATCTCTAACGATACATGATTGGGCACAACGGCTAAATCTCTCTCAATATGCTTTGCGAAACAGATATAAAGAATTTGGTAAAGAATGGGTTGAAAAAGCAATAAAAACAATATTAGAAACAGGTGACAATAGCCACATTTATAAGCGAAAAGAGTACGCTAATGGAAGAATAAAACATCGAAAAAACACAAATATGCAACAATAGATTTATTGTTTGGTATTAATCATCGTAAAAACCGGATCTTAATTAAATGAGTGCTAACTTTATGCAATTAATATTTAGTTTTTTATATATGCGATTTAAGGGTGATATTTCAGGATTGGATGCACTTCAGGAACGGATTGACGATGCGTATTTCTCTGTCCTTTCAGAAGTTGGTAGGGATGCGACACGGAACGCAAAGAATCAAAAGACATTTCAAAACAGGACTGGAAATCTCGCCAATGCAAATGGTGGGTGCGTTGTCCGCAATGGTCGGATAGTAGATATGTGGGTGGAAACAGACGGCTCCCATCCCGATGCGGTAAGGAAAACGGAGAATATGCTTATTTATTCCGAAAAGCCCAAAGACGGACTTTATTTGGCAAACGGAATGGAATATGCAAGCTATGTGGAAAGCAAAGGATTTGAAGTACTACTAACCAATGGGGTAGTATTTGCGGAACGGAAGATTAATAAGAAACTAAATATAAAATGATATGGCAGGTATATTTTCAGACGTAAGTACCGACATTCAGAAGTTAAGGCAACTAAAAGCAGAAATCGAGAATGTAAAAAAATCATTGAAGGGAATAGATGTCAATGTGAATGTTGATATTGCAAAGGGAATGGAAGCCCAACTTCAGTCGTTAATGAAACAATATGACACTTTGGTTAAGAAAGTTAGTGAAGCGGAAGGAAAAATCATAATTTCAACCAAGCGTATCAATGATGCCTCGGAAAAGATTATCAAGGCTCAGGAACAACTGTCAAAGGCGGCTGGCATGAATACACAACCTAGTAATGGGAATGCTGATGTCTCATTAAATAATATGGGAACAACAAGTGTACGGGCACAGGCCAAGGCTTATAATGAATTGGCTGAAGAAATAGATTCCGTAATGGGAACACGGTCCCAAAACATTAAGCGGATGATAGATGAACAGAACGCTATCCGTTTGATTAATGAGGAAATAAAGAGACTTACAAAATTACAAATAGGTAATTCGACGCTTACAAGCACACAGCAAAAAAGGTTGGAGCAACTAAACAACTCGTTACTCACACATAAAGCGGCCTTGTCGGAAGTACGGCAGACGTTAATGAATAACGTTAGGTTGGATAATGCCGCAACAACTTCAATGAACGGACTTTCGCAGTCGTTATCACGTATGCGAATTGCTTATCGTGAATTGACCGAAGAAGAACGTAATTCGCCATTTGGAAAGGAGCTGCTAGCATCCATTCAGCAGGCAGATGCAAAGATTAAGGAGTTAGACGCCACAATAGGGAATCATCAAAGGAATGTAGGGAATTACGCTAAAGGATATAACGGTTTAAATATGTCCGTCCAGCAGATAGTTAGAGAATTGCCATCAGCTGCGATGGGATTGAATACATTCTTTCTGGCTATCTCAAATAATCTGCCTATTCTGACAGATGAAATCAAACGTGCTAAAACTGCTAATGAAGAGTTAAAAACATCAGGGCAAAGCACTATTCCGATATGGAAGCAACTTGTTACATCATTCTTTTCGTGGCAGTCAGCAATGATGATTGGAATAACCCTCCTTACAGTTTACGGGAAAGACATAAGTAATTGGGTTGCTGAGATGTTCAAATCAAAGGATGCGTTGAAAGATGTACGTAAGGCGCAGGAGGAATTCAACGCATACATCAGTAAACTGAATGAGGACTGGCGCAACAGCGTCGCCACTACTGCCGGTGAGAACATAGCCGCGTACCAACGGCTGGTCCGTGAATACAATGCCCTGGGCGACAATATGAACGCGAAAAAGAAGTTCATCACTGACAACCAGGACGCATTCCACGAACTCGGATTCTCGGTAAACGGCGTCACAGACGCAGAAAACCTATTTGTAAGAAACACTGATGCTGTCGTCAACGCACTTGTGGCAAGGGCAAAGGCCGCCGCCTACGAGCAGGAGATAACGGACGCGACTCAAAGGTATATCAAACAGACGGAATACAACAATTCCACCGTGTCGGGAGGAGGTTATTACAAAACCATACATGCCGGCCAAAACTGGACTTCGACAGGTATAGTCCCAGAAGAGCTGAGGAACCTTAAGAAGGGGGTCGACTATACGACAATATCGTCGCAGACAGTAGTAAGTTTTACGCTTACGGCTGCCGGGGCCGCGAGGATTAACGCACAACGCAGCCGTGAGGCGGCAAATCGTCTAAAAAGAAATAATGAAGAAGCCAAACGTCAACTAGATAGTGTGGTCAGTAGAGCAACAGAAGGTATAAGGCAGCAGACCGACGCGGAACAGACTGTATATAATAGCTTAGGCATTAAGTCGTATGCTCCACAATCTTCTTCAACAAATGATAAAAAGGAGACTATTTCAGAAATAAGCCTAATCGAAAATCTACTTAACTTGCAACGCAAACAGGCCACAGAACGCGCTAAAGAAGCGGAAGAATTGGAAAGTCAGGTCGAACAGGCCCGGATAAATGCTATGATTGAAGGCGGAGATAAAATAATCGCCCAACATGAGTTTGAAAACAAGAAAGAACTTCAGGCTATAGACAAAGCCAAGGAAGAGTATATACAAAAGGAGATTCAAAGGCAGAAAGAGATTTTCGAAGCTACAGAAGAGCTTAAAGCCAAAAAGAATCCCAATTATAAAAAGAAAAGCTTTGATTCCTCTTCTGTTACAGTGGATACTTCTTCTTTTGACATGCTGAAGGAATATACATTCAACAAGCAACTTAGAGAAGAATTGAATGCTCAGAAAGAAGCGATGAATGCTCAGAAAGAAGCGATGAATGCCTATTTGGCTGAGTATGGAACATATATGCAAAAGCGTCAGGCCATAATTGAGCAATACCAGGACAAAATAAATAAGGCAAGTACTGAAGGAGAAAAGTTAACTCTCGGAAAGCAAAGAGACAAGATTCTTTCTGACCTTGACGAACAAGCCAACAAAACGACATCTGCCATATCTCAATTATTCGGAGATATGAAAGACAAGACGCTGAAGGATCTTGAGGCTATCAATTCAGCCGGACAAAAGGCTCTGGAATTTCTCAAATCGGGACAGTGGGATGAGCAGAAAGGCAAGGAATTCGGCATTACAAAAGAGAATTTTGAAATATGGAGCAATGATCCTGAAAAAATCAAGGCCATAACAGATGCTCTGCTTAACAACAAAAAGGTGGCAGAAGAACTTCGTCCTACATACGACAAGATTGCAGATGGACTGAAAAGAATATTCAATTCAGGAAATGACACCAAAAAGCTTGATGAAGCGCTAAATGACCTCAGAAATGGTTTATCTGAAATACTTCAGGTCGGCTCATTCTTATCTGACACATTTTCATCTTTGGGAGAGTCTTTTGGGGCAAATGCCTTTTCTGGAATAGCTGAAGGAATAAACGTTGCAATGGATTCGCTCAACTCGGCCATGCAAGGTGCAGAAGCCGGATCAATATTTGGTCCTGTCGGTTCTGCAGTAGGAGCCACTGTTGGATTTGTATCTTCGATTTCATCGGCTTTTGCAAAAATCCACGACAAGAAGAATGAAAAACAAATCCAGAAATTGCAGAAGCAGATAGATGTACTCACAGAATCATACGACAAATTGGGAGAATCTGTTGAAAAAGCGTATTCCAAAGATGCATCAGAACTCATCGGCCAGCAGAACGAAATGCTTGAACAGCAGAAGGTGCTAATAGAACAGCAGATAAAAGAAGAAAAAGACAAAAAAGATACAGACAAGAAAAGAATTGAAGAATGGGAGAATCAAATTGACGAAATCAATGATGCAATAAAGGACAACAAAGAAAAGGCTGTAGACGCAATTTTCGGTGAAGATCTAAAAACAGCTATAGAGAATTTCTCTTCAGCCTATGCCGATGCATGGTCTAATGGAGAAGACAGAGCTGAATCTGCCAAAGAAACGGTAAAAAGCATGATGCGTCAGATGGTTACTGAATCCATCAAATCTGCAATCCAGGCATCTGGCTCCATGGAAAAAATCAGACAGAAACTCCAGGAGTTCTATGCAGACAATGTTCTTTCCGGTTGGGAACAAGATTACATCTACAATATGGCAGAAGAAATTCAGAAGGAATTGGACAAGCAATTCGGATGGGCAGACAACTTATTCGAAGAAGACTCAAGCAAACAACAATCGGCCTCTTCACGCGGATTCGGAACTGAAATGACACACGAGGATGCCGGAGAATTAAGTGGTAGATTCACTGCCGTATATGAATCAAATCTTCGGATTGAAACAGCAGAACAGCAACAGACGGTGGCCATCACACAACTTACAGGCTCCATAAGCGCCTTAACGTCACAAGCATCCGGAATGTACAATATTGCAGACGAAACGCGAACCATTCTCGCCAATTCTTATCTGGAACTACAGCAAATCAGAGAGAATACAGGAGAAATAGTAAAACCTATAAAACAGATTCAGGCAGATATAGCAGAAGTTAAACGTAATACATCAAGATTATGACAGTAAAAGACATCATGAATAAAGCTGTTGTTTTGGGCGCATGCACCCAATCCAACAAAGCAACCGACTGGAAAAGCCTTGCATGGCTGTTCTTCTCTCCTCAGGGAAGAGAATTCTGCAGAAACAAGAATTATCCGTCATTGGACATGTTCAGGCAAATGAAAGGGCATGTAGAAAATTACGGAGTACATATAGAAGACGAAGTAAAACTGACAAATGAAGACATAGCCGTAATTGCAGGCACAGCAGAATTGACTTACAACGGTACAGATAAGGCATATAAGATTATATTGATGCATGGGGGACATGCTCGTATAACCATCGGGAACTATGCCGTAGTGAGAATTGAAAACATAAGCGGCAACTATGAAATTATCAACGACGGAACAGGAAAGGTATTGCTATGAATGGAGATTTGACGATTAACAGAAAGGATGCACTGGAGACATGGGGCGTTCGCATGGGTGACGGGTTCCTCGATGCCATCGACGGATTCAACGAAATGAAAGACTACATAGAGAATGAAAGTCGTTTGGAACACGGTAAACGTATGATCACAGACAATGCAAAGGTGGCTTCCCGTGAAATCACTTTACAGTTTACCATCGAAGGCAGTTCGGAAGGTGATTACCGAAGCAAGAAGAAAGCTTTCCAGCTCTGTCTGGAAAAAGGAGCCGTGAACATCAAAGTTCCAGCATTGGGCGATGAGGTGTACAAGCTTGTCTACTTAGGGAAGAGCATTTCTTACGGATTGAGTTCGGATCGTTGTTTTTGTAAGATTTCAAGCAAATTCTGTGAGCCTAACCCTATGGATAGGGACGAATAACAAACATTCCCTTTATTGTTTCAAATGGGAGCCCTAATTTTTAGGACTTCCATTTTCTATTTATGAACTTTGGGGATATGATAGACATTAAAGACATATCAGGTAAAACAAGACTTTCCATCCCTATTAATAAGGGAGCTAAAGGAAAGTTCACTCTGATGAAGGAAGACTATATAATTCTTCCTTTTTCGGTAGCTAAGCCAGTCCTGTTTAAACTTGGTGATTATGTAGATTTATCCGGTGTCCTTGATGAATCATTAGGTGGAAAGCTGGCGAAAATCTATGAGATAACTGACCTTCAGAAGCCTACTTACAACACTTCAACTGGAGGATATGATTACGAGCTTCAGATGAACGCCTATTATTGGAAGTGGAAGAATAAAATATTTAAATACACTCCGGAACATGCAGGAAGTGAAGCGTCATGGTCGCTTACTGCAGCCCTTGATGTACAACTAGGAGTTTTCCTTCGAAATCTGAAAGCATTGGGATATACCTACCGAGGAACAGACTTCACATTCAGCATAGACGATACTATAGAGAATAAGGCCGTAGCGATGACCTATGACAACATGAATTTGTTGGATGCCTTGTTTTCTATGGCTGGTGAGGATAAATGGAACTGTGATTGTTGGATAACAGATAACGTAATTCACTTCGGGCGATGTGAATTTGGAGATGCCGTTAAAATCGAGCGTGGTGTCGAAGCGTCGTCTATCATCCGTAGCGAAAGTCAGGGCACTTATGCCACCCGCATCTATGCTTTTGGTTCAACGAAGAATATCCCCACGAGCTATCGTCCGACCGACGAACAGGCTGTAATCAATGGTGTAGTACAAAAAAGGCTTATGCTTCCGGCTGACACTCCTTATATAGATGCATATGAAGGCATGAGTCAGGAGGAAGCCATTGAAGATGTCGTAGTATTCGATGACGTCTATCCTCGACGGGTTGGTACTTTATCCGATGTGCATACACGTACTGAAGATGTGGAGAATGAGGACGGCACGAAAGAGACCGTCACCTACTATCGTTATAAGGACACCGGGCTGGAGTTTAAGGAAGAATATATCATCGAAGAACAAGAACTGAAAATAAGATTCCAGTCCGGAAAACTGAACGGTATGGAGTTCGGCGTCATATTCAATCCGTCCCCAAAGGACGAGACTCGCGGCGAGCAGCTTTGGGAGATAGTAAGGAATGAAAACTACGGCCGTCCCTTGCCGGATGATATGATATATCCTGCAAACGGTGATGAGTATGTCCTTTCTGGGTTCGATATTCAGTTAGTGTCCGACCAGTATGTTCCTGAAGCCGAGCAGGAGCTGAAGGAGAAGGCACAGAAGTACGCCGATAAGGTAAAAAAGGATGACGGAACCTATCCGACTACCCTAAGAAGCTCATGGGTTAAAGAGGATTTGATTTCACGAACTTTCGAATTTGGTCAACGTATCAATCTCGTGGATGATACATTCTTCGAGAATGGTCGTATCTCACGTGTCTTGGGCTGGGAAATGAATTTGGACATTCCTTGGGACAGTCCGGTCTATACCATTGGTGAGAGTATGCCTTATTCCCGCATAGGTGAAATTGAAGACAAGGTGGACTCCCTCACCTATAAGGGACAGACATACACCGGAGGCATCGGCGGAGTATATCTAATAAAGGTGAATGACAGCACTGCTGCTAGTGACAGCAATGCCTTCTCTGCACTACGCTCAATAAAAGAGTTTGTTAGCAAGAGAAGGGAAGATACTGCATATGGTAAGATACATTTCCTGCAAGGTGCAGACTTCGGAAACTATAATGTTGGCAAAAACGGCGGAATAGTGGATAGCGACGGTAATGCAGAGTGGCATACTGCTGTTATTCGTGAGTTGTTGCGTTCCCTTAAATTCGTGGATGGTCTTACCGGTGAAGGATGGCAGATATGGATAGACACGCTGACCGGACTTAGCAATCTTACGATCGACAAGGTTACTATTCGGCAGGCATTGGTTGCCATGGAGCTACTCATACAGAAAGTGAGAAGCATTGGCGGCCAGTTTGTTGTCAGTGCTGCCAACGGTAAGATTAAAACCGTTACAAAAGAGGGTGATAACTACAAAATAACTTTTGAGCAAGAGAATGATTTTGTGGCACACGATCTGATGCGTTGTGCTGAGTTTACAGACATTTCATCACGTGGATATTGGGTGGAAATTTCCGATTCTGATGGTGAGGGTATTACCGTTCCTATCAGTGAGTTTGGTGGAGTGGAGCCAAAGGTAGGTGATGAATGCGTCCTAATGGGCAATACACAAGACCGGCTCCGTCAGAACCTTATTTCCATAGCAGCAACGGAAGATGGGCAGCCAAGAATAGATGTATTGGATAAGGTCAACGCAAAGCATTTCAACGGCTGTCTTCGTGTATGCATTGGATGTTTGGATGGTATCAGTGACAGCAGTTTCCCGGCAGACAACCAGCCTCAAGGTTATGGTTTATATGGTGACAATGTGTATCTTAAAGGTACATTCTTACTGGCAACAGGTGAGGATATCCTTACAAAATTCAGCATAACGGAAGGTAAGATAGAAAGTGCTGTTGAAAGCCTCAGAAAGGATTTATCCGAAGAAAAGAGCTATCTGACAAATTCGTCATTTTCTGATGGCTTATCCAAATGGGAGACAGAAGCAAGTGCCCTTTTGTTTATGCGAGCAGGAAAGTGGTTGCTGACTAACGGCGCACCTTTGGCCAAGAAATCTGATTATGCGACCGTAAAAACCGATTCCGGCAGAACAACATTATATATCAACAATAAGTTTGTTTTGCAGAAAAATGAGAACTTCAGGTATCATCCGGAGTTTGAAGAAAACGAAGAAGGATTGAAAAAGGTTGAACCGGTATATATATCATTTTTCTACCGTGTGGCAAAGAAAGGCGTGTTGACAATATCATTTGAAAACATTGATAAAAGCGGTTTCGAAGACTTCGATCCTTATGGGTACAGCTCAGAGATGGATGTTACCGACGGATATCAGACTTTCAATACATCTTTGATTTGGAACGGCACTGGTGATTTTAAACTGTCATTCACTGGCGAGATATACATATATATGCTTGTGCTCAGTACAGACCGTGCCGATGCTTTGGCGTACAGATACAGAACGCTGTTTGAACAATCAGACACGTTGGTAAAGATAGTTGCAGAGAACTTCGACAAAGAAGGTAATGTCATAGAGTCGTCGAGTATCATCACAAACGCGAAGTACAACAAGTTAATGTCTCAGTATTTCGACGAGGATGGCAGGCTTATCAAAACAGCAGGACTTGTCACGTCAGCAGAAATGAACAAGCTTTATGCCTTTGATGCAGATGGAAATCTTGTATCAATGATAGAGCAGACTGCCGTCGATATAAAGATATCTGCGGAAAACATATCATTCGAAGGACATGTTGTGACGGCAAATGGCAATTTTAAAATTCTCGAAGACGGCAGCGTCGAGGCAAACGGCAACTTTGTGTCTAAGGATGATGAATATGGAAACTCAATTATAATCAATGCGTCGTCAGGATCATTTAAAATGATAGGACCCTCAGCCGTGGACGCAGACGGGCTTCCTGCTAATGACAACAGGAAAGATCTTTACGCCCTGGAGTTTCTTACAGACACAGAATCTTCTCGAAGATATGCTTCTATAAAGCTATGGGGCGATGACGTTCTGACGATAAATCCATACAATGGCTTTTACCTGGTAAATCCTTTAGGTAAGGCATATTGTCATTTGACAAAGGAATCACTGGAGTTCAGAAATGAAGAAGGTGAATATGCAGTGTTTGACATAACAGGTTATCACAAATGATTAAGATATGAAAATTGACTTTAAGAATTTTTCAATAAAAAAAAGCGTAGCAAGTACTGAATTTATCAAGTGCGATGTACGTGAGAGTTTTGCAGACGTATTGTATAAGGGCGTCAACGGAATACGTGCCCATGCGCTTGCAATGAAAATATACAAAAGTGATGGACCAACAGATTACACATACGAGGAGTGCACAATGATTAAGCGCACAGCCGAGAATATGTGTACACCAGCATTCATAGATGGATTACGTGCTCAGATTTCGGATAACGATAAGTAAATGAATTGCTATGACTGACGAAGAAAAAAACGAGATTATCAATGCGATTAAAGAAGAGAGCATTGATGTGAACGACCTCGAGAAGGTGGAGACGTTGGACGATGCTATATCACTGCCGGCTGTACAGAACGGCAAAGTTGTCACAGTACCTATCGGCTTGTTGTCACAACCGGCCAAGGAGGCTGCCGAGAATGCTAATGCCGTCGCAGAACATGCGGCAGAAGCAGCCAACAACGCAACGGAAGCAGCCATATTAGCTAAAACAGCAGCAGAAGAAGCAAAGAGTGCCGCAAGTATGAATGTGTTCTTATCACAGAGCGAGTATGAAGCTATTGAACCGGAAGATGATAAATTGTACTTTGTTTTTGAGGAATGATTTTCAAGGGGAATAAAGAAATAACTGCAATATATAAAGGCAAGAAAATAATTGCCGCAATATATAAAGGAGCTACACTTGTATGGCAATCAGTTAGGAGTTGCTTTGGAAGCGGAGCCTGGGACAACGATAAACCCTGGGATAATGATGATGGTTGGAATAATGGTTAAAAATAAAGAATATGTCAAATAAATCATACAATGATATAAGGAATCTGCAAGAAGATTGGACGCTCGACGATCGCAATGGATTGCCGTATGCCGGTCAATCGGTCCAGAAGTTCCTAAAGAAATATTGTCAACTTGCCGATGACAATGATACAACTAAGGCAGGTGCGTTCTATTTTGATACGGCCAACATGCGCTTTTATTTATTCCGCACCGAGGAAGATAAAGCTCAATACTTGCTGACGAATGATGCCTCTTTGGTGCTATCACAGCAAGATATAGTATTTAGTGGCACCCAGAAGAGAATCACCATTACTAATGGCATGCAGAGCACAAGCCTGTATTTTACGACAAACTCAGGTATTGCCGAGATAACTGTTGGTTTTAGGTCTGAAGAAAAAGAAATAACTGCTTCTGACTGGAATACAGTTGTCGAGGATGCGTATTTTACTGTGTCTGTTGATAAAGGCTCGACTGGTAAATATGTCAATATAATCGAGAACCAACTCGTAAAGGATGGCGACACACTAACCTTTGATGTGTTCAACTATCTTTCCTCTGGTGCAAACAGAGTAAAAGTTACTGCCGTAGGCGCAATATCTGAGCAGACGGCCAACCTGGGATATACTGTTACATTGACTTCTATGTATCTATCACCGGCCAACTTTAACTGGTATGTACCTGTTGTAGAAGGCTCTCCGTACAATCTCGGAGGAATGAACATCGGTGGAGCACTTAATAAGAAACTTGTTATACGTGTGACGAATGAAGCCGGTTACAGCGCACAGTACGAAGAAAACTTAGGTACGGCAACCTATGTGACAAACCCATATTATTATACAAATTTACCTTTCCCGACAGCCGGCACTGGTATATACAATGTCGAACTATGGCTTGATGCTGACGGCTTGCAGTCCGAACATCTGAGCTACAATATGATGTTTGTGGCCCAGGCTGATGTGTACACAGCGCAGTTGTGTTGCATCTCCAATGAAGCCGACAAAGTTGTGAACTACTCGGACAACACCCTGTTTAGTTATGCTGTCTACAACGGCGGTGCCACAACTGCTTCTCCAAAGATTACATTGAAGTCGATTATCAATACAAACCCGACTACAATCGTAGATGAATATCTGTATGATGTCGCGACGGCAACGGAGTTGCAGTACAAGATAAACCTCGAGATTGAGACTGATGAGTCTAACGTTAAACTGGACTCACAGTTGACTTTTGGTGTAGAGCAGCGTGTGATATTCACCGTAGATAACTCCAACTCATATCCTGCTGTAGGTGGTGCAATATTCTATCTTAATGCTGCAAATAGAAACAACTCGCAGGACAACAAGACAAATATTATCAACGAGGCCAACAAGGAGACCATAAGCGCAGAATGGACCAACATGTCGTGGGTATCTGATGGTTGGACAACTGACGATGAAGGCAGAAAGTGTCTTTATCTTCCTGCAAGAACGGGTGTTAATATAAACTATACACCGTTTAGCTCAATAGGTCAAGGCAAGACCTTTGAGATAACATTCAAGGTCAAGAACGCTTCCGATGCTGAAGAGAATATCATAACGGTTTGCGATGAACCGGATTCACCTACGTTCAGAGGCTTACGTATAAAGCCGAATAATATCTTGGTTCATTCACGAGATTTGAACACGGATAATGATAACCAGTCTTATGACATACCGGAAGACACGCTTATAAACATGCAGATTTCTCTTGTAAGAGATTATAAGGTTAATTACGGAAACCTCTGCATCATTTATGTCAACGGTGTAAGGAAGAAAGAGTTCTCCTACACTACGGCTGATAGCTGGATAACACAGGCCAATATCATTCTGGGTTCTCAGACTGCCGACCTTTACGTTTACAACATCCGTGCTTATTCAAAAGGTTTTGGCACACAGGATGCCCTTCAGAACTATGTGGCATCACTGCCAACTTCTACTGACAAGAAAAAGGCTTATGAACTATTCAGCAGCGTAATCGACGACTCTTATTCTGTCAATTATGAGAAGACAAAGAGTGTTGCTAACGTAGTTACTATAGAGATGTTGAATGGTTCGGAGCTTCCACATTATGGCTTGAGCAAGGACTATTCTGCAAAATGTAATCTGTCTGTTTTTTGGAACGGGCATCCAGAATGGAACTGGAGTATAGATAATATTCCGGTTGAAGGACAGGGAACAACATCAATGAACTACTTTAGGTGGAACTTACGTTGGCGGCTTGATAAGTCTTCCGGATATACCATACATCTTGCAGATGGTAGTACATCTACGGATAGCTCTCTTTGGTTTGACGGTGAAAACAATCATCCGAAGGTTTCAAGAATGACTGCAAAGATAAATTATGCTTCTTCTATGCAGTCTCACAAGATTGGTGCGACAGGAGTTTATAATGACGTACACGAGCATCTTGGTCTTAATAATGAGGTAAACGGTCGTGTTGCCGTTTATCAGGAACCGTTCTATTTCTTTGAGAAAACATTAATCGAGGGTTCCGATAGCCAATATACATATAAGTTTATAGGCTTATTCACATTTGGTGCAGATAAAGGCGATAAAGTGACCTTTGGTTATAAAGAACCAGAAGTAAAAGATAATCTTTTGGTTTTGGAAGGTCTTGACCACCCTATTAAGAGTGTGGGTATGGACTATCCTTGGTCTGAACTGAAATATGTTGCAGACGAAGAATCTCTCTGTGTTGATAAGGGCAATGAGAACTATGATTTAGCTTGGGAAGTTTCTCAGGCCGGAAGTGCAGAAAGTGAAGAAGAAATCCAGGCAAAACTTGATGCTGAATTTAAACCGGCATATGAGGTTGCATATAATAACTCCACAATGATTATCGGCACAGATGAAACTCTCGAAACAATAAATGCTGATGTGGATGCTTGGGGACAGCGTACAGATGAAAATGGAAATGCCTACCAGCGTTATGAGTTCTGGATAGACGGAGAATATGAACTTTATTATCTCTCCAAAAAGACAAACAAGTATGTCAAGAATGGAGTGAACTTGCTGACACAGCTTGGCCTTTCCACTGAGGATTTATCCGGACTTGACATAACGGCAAAGAACGAGTTGTTCAAATCAAAACGTAGAGAAAAGTTCAAGGCTGAGATGCAGAATTATTGGGATTTGGACGACTGTTTGTATTGCTTGTGTATGCTGCTGCTTCTCGGAGCAACCGATAACTTCAAGAAGAACTCATATCCATACAAACTGAACACCCTTGCAAGCGGTTCCCGTTGGCGTTGGAGACAGGACGACCTTGACACTTTGTTTGACATCGACAACCAGGGCCTTGCAGTCAAAGGATATTCAATCGAAATGCACGACTGGACTGATGCCAATAAGACCGCATACGTCTTCAAAGGCGAGGACTCTGTGTTCTGGACACTTCTGAATGAGTGCTTTGAGGTTGAGGAAAAGGCTATGGGTAAGAAAATCCTGCAAGCGATGTATGAGATGAGCGATACAGGAACTACAACCATAGACCGCCTTATGGGTTTTTTCAGTAAGTACTTCTGGAATAAGGCACAGAACTACTTTACGAAGTCAGCTTATAATGCCGATGCTGAATTTAAGTATGAAGAAGCGTGGCCGAAATATGCAAGTGGTGAATATGATGTTGACGTTCATCCTTTGGCACAGTCATTGGGTGACCACTTGGAGGCAGAAATGTTATGGGTACGTCAGAGACTTATCTATATGATGAGCAAATGGGGCTTCGGACCGTTCGCTCAATATACAGATTCCTGTCTCGGTCGTATAAACTTCCGTACACAGCTTGCACAGTCATTTAAGCTGACACCTTTCATGGATATGTACCCGTGCATACTCAGCGGACAGGGTGCTGTTCATGCAAGCCCTAATCGTGTTTTGTCCGGAGAGGAAGTAACTATTGCGGGTGCAGGTGGTACCAATACCAACGTGTATATAATGGCTGCTGACGAACTTGAGAGCATAGGTGATTTGTCCACGCTTACGGTTGATGCAGCTGGTAACGCAGGTATAACAATAGCTTCCAAAAGGTTACAGGAGATAAAGGTCGGTGACGAAGTTGCGGAGAAGGTAACATCCAACTTACAGCAGCTAAACATAGGTCAGTGTGATAGTCTTATAAAGGTTGATGCGAGAAATCTAAAATCATTGACCGGAACAGTTGATTTATCACGCTGCCCACGCCTTGTTGAAGCATACTTTGCAGGTACTGATGTCAGAAGTGTTACATTTGCCAGTGGTAGTAAAGTTGAGAAGATACAGCTTTCAGATGCCACAACCGTATTGGAGTTGATGAACCTTGCTATGCTGAAGAGCCTCGAATGGGGAAATCTCAGCAAGGTTGAGTTCTTCAGAATAGAAAACTGTAAATCTCTTGATTCATTCGCAAAGCTGAAGGAAATCTACAATCAAGATAATACTGCACTCACTAACATAAGACTTTTGGGCTTTGAGTATAACGGTGTATCACAGGATGTGGATCTTCTTGCAAATCTTGCAACCGATAAGGACAAGAATGGCGAGTATCACGACTTTAGGGGTATAGATTCAAATGGTGTGCCGTCTGAAGACTTGCTGCCAGTGCTTGAGGGTAAAATGACTCTTGAAGGAAATGCCTATGAGGATAGTTTCAGAACAGTGGAGGGTTATTTCCCGAATGTTGTGTTTGACTTACAGGGAGTTCTATATGTTAGATTTGCCGACCCGGAAGTCGATAGAATACTGAAGGATACTATTGGAGACGGAACAGGTACGTCTATTGATATTGTTGAATCAGTGGAAACTTTAACAGGTTGGCCTGTAAATACTAATACAGTTGTAACATTTAATGAGCTTGAAAAGTTTAAATCCTTACAGAAAGTACCAGACTATATGTTTAGGAAGGACACCCTATTAACATCAATAATATTTCCAAGCAATTTGAAAACTATAGGGCAATATAGTTTTGAAGGATGCTCTAATCTTGAATTAGATGTCGCAAACATTCCCCAGTCTGTTACAAGTATTATGACTGGAGCATTTAATAACTGTGGAAAACTTTACGGGGAGGTAGATCTCCCAAATTTGGAGGTATTTGCAGGTCTGGCTTTCACAGGAATTTCTAAGGTTCTATCTTTAGGAAATATTTCAGGAGAAATAGCACAATCAGTATTTAAAGGATGCTCCTCCTTAGAATCTGTTAATTGGCCTACCACAATTACTACAATTGGTTCAGCGGCTTTTGATGGATGTGAAGAGCTAACATATCTATCAAGTATAGATAATATTACAAGTATTGGTAGTTATGCCTTTAGAGATTGTTCAAAATTAGACAGCATAAAAACTTTAAATTTGCTGTTTTTAGAGGGGACTATTAATGATGGCACATTTTATGGTTCTTCTGTTGAAGACATTGTTTCTCTTGGGAATATTTCTGAAATAAAAGCTGCAAATACTGCATGGGGAGCCTTTATGAAATGTCTTAATTTAAGAAAAGTTAATCTACCAGAATCTCTATTAAAGATAGGTAGAGCTGCTTTTTATGGATGTACAAGTTTATATCAAGTAAAATTCAGTGAAGCTATTAATGAGATTGGAGAAAGTGCTTTTTATAATTGCACAAAATTGGAAGGAATACTTAATTTTCCTAATTTACAATCATTAGGAGCAAGTGCTTTTTATAATTGCTCAAAATTGGAAAAAATTGAGAGCTTAGGACAAATCACTAAGATTCCCGAAGGTGCTGCAACCAATCAGGGTTTTGGAATATTTAATAATTGCATTTCTTTAAAGTCTGTAGTTTTACCAGAATCAGTAATCACGATAGGTTCGGGGGCATTTAGCAGGTGTGTAGAATTGGAGACAATAAATATACCTTCTGGAGTTACAAATATTGGTGATATAGCATTTTATAGCTGTTCAAAGTTGGCTATAAAATTACAGTTACCAAATATCTTAAGCATTGGAACACAGGCTTTTTATGGAACTGCAATATCATTAGATTTAAGTGATGTAAATCGTAACATAGAAAAAATAAGTCAAGGAGCGTTTCAATATGTATCAGGCGTTACAGGAGTTGTAGATTTCCCTAACTTTGACGGAGCTTTGGGTATGGGTATCTTTGTAGGTACAAGTATTACAGAGATAAGAAACATTGGTTCCGTGACAGAATTACAAGGAGTTAATAATGTTCTTGGAGGATGTTTTAGTAATTGTCGATTATTAGAAAAGGTCACACTTCCAGATACATTATCTAAGATAGGGCCAGCAAGTTTTTCATATTGTGTTAATATGAGAAAATTTGATTTGCCACATAGTATAACGAATATAGGATATATGGCATTTGCTAATTGTACTAATCTAAAAGTTTTCATTTGTAGAGCATTAACACCACCAGAGTTATATAGTAATTCTTTTATAGCTTCAAATACTGATATTAATATATATGTACCAGACGATAGTGTAGAAGCATACAAACAGGCTTCAAATTGGAATAATTTCGCAGATAGAATTTATCCATTATCTGAATATGTAGAAGGTGAAGAAGATGAAATAACTGAATAATATATTGAAGTATGAAATTAGAACAAAGAACGGTAACAACGATTGTGGCTGATGAAGGTAAGTTGCTCAGACGTAAATCTGACGGTTGGGTTGCAGGTGAGCAGCTTACCCTCGGTTACAATTACTATGAGTCAGGTGTAGGACTTGCTGCACCTAAATTGGAAGTTCCAGATGACTACGAGGAGATAGACAAGCCGGAGGATTATGAAGCACCTGTTATAATAGACCAGGTGGCCCGTATAAAGAATATGAAGAAAATGATGCAGGAAACCTTGGACGGCATCAATACTCTGGGTTTGTCAGACAGTGATTCTTTAGAGGTACAGGATTGCTTTCCAGAATGGCAGTCTGATATAGATGTGAAAGTCGGAGAAAAATATCAATGTGACGGTAGTTTATGGAAGTGCCGACAGGACCACCATACACAAGATAACTGGAAACCATCCGTAGCTACGGCAAGTCTTTGGGAGCTTGTTCAAGTCCATGCAGGCGAAGATGCACAGGGAACAAAAGATAATCCTATTCCATACGCACAAGGAATGGCAATAGAGAACGGTAAATATTACTCTCAGAATGGAGTGACATATTACTGCAACAGAGATAGTATTAATCCATTATATTACGATTTAAGCGCTTTAGTTGGATTATATGTTCAAATTGTTTAATTCTAAAATTTAAAAATTATGAAAGAAAAAATTAAGGAAGTATTGAAGACCGGCTGGGTTGGATTAGTTGTTGCTTTGTTGATAACAATCCTGCTGATGACCGAAGAAAAGAATCTCGGGGATATGTCAGGTTCCTGGGCTTTAGGCCTTATCACATCGTTGTTCATAGGCCTTCTTGTGGAAGGGTTCCGCCTCGTGATTGCCAAGAAAATCATTTGGCTGAATCTTATACTCTGGGTTTTGGGTAGTGGAATCGGCATTGCGATTATGTACATAACATATTAATCGGATGTAATATAATATCATAATAACTTTTTGAATGATGGCGACCTATATTATTGGACGCCATTATTGTGTTAAAAGATAAACCCATGGTAAATATGTGTAATTGTATTTCTATAAAAAATTATTATGAGAAAGATTATAGAATGGTTTAACACAAGTAATAGATGGAAACACATTGCAGGTGGCGCAATCATCGGTTTAGGGGCAAATTCCGTTTATTGTGCTGCATACGCAGGAATTGGAGTTGCCGCCGCACTTGAATTGAAGGATAAGCTCTGGGGCAGCAAATGGGATTGGATAGACTTCGGTCTTACAGTGGCTGGGGTTATTGCTGGACACTTAATAAGAATACTGTTATGAATGAAGTGCACCACGTTACAGAATTTGCAAAGGATATAAGCGACTATGGCATTATGATTGTGATTTGTGCCATATTCCTCTTGCTTGCGTCCGGGCTTATGGTAACCTGTTTCCGTTGGTTCAAGTCGGTGATCGAGAATATCCTCAATGACTATTCCGACAAACTCACCCATTTGCAGGAAACGGCGACACGGAACGGAGAAGCGATGGTGGATATTGCTGAAGGTCTTATACCTGAAACGCAAATGCGGATAAAGAGCATTAGCGGTGCGTTCTTTGATTTGGCGGTTGAGAAAGTTTGCAGGCTTATTAAGAAGATAAGGGAAGAAAACCATATCAGTAACAAGGATGCGACAAGGGCAAAGATACGTACTCTGCTGCATAATATCTACGAGGACCGCAACAGCAAGTTTGACAGTTTCCGATATCGAGGTAAACCGTTGTCGCTGTATTGCAATAAAGATTGGGTGGAATGGGTTGCCAAGGTCATAGAGGGTGAGCTGTATAACGATGCAGGAGTTAATAACGGACGGGCCTATACCAACGTAAAGGCAGTTTATGAAAATATAAAATTGGACTTTTATCACAGACTGAATAATTAAAATAAAATGAGAAAGATAGAAAGGATATTCGTGCATTGCACGGCAAGTTCTCAGGCATGGGGTGTCGGTGAGCTTTCGGCAGAGTTTAAACGCAAAGGGTGGAAGAATCCCGGCTACCATTACGTAGTCATGCCTAACGGCACGATAAAACAGATGCTGGGAGAAGAAAGCGTAAGCAACGGAGTGCAGGGTTATAACTCTACATCTATTAATGTTGCTTATGTAGGCGGTATTGACTCAAAAGGCAAAGCTATAGACAACCGCACGGCAGAGCAGAAGGCAAGTCTCATAAAGCTGCTTAAAGAGCTGCGAGGCCGTTATCCAAAGGCTCAGATACTCGGTCACAGGGATATCAGCCCTGATAAGAATGGTAACGGCAAGGTTGACGCATGGGAGAGAATAAAGGAATGTCCTTGTTTTGATGCCATGACAGAATATAAAGGTATATAGTTATGGGAATGGTAAAAAGACTGTTGTTAGTCATTATATCTTTCATCTTGTTAAGTTCGTTGGCTGGATGTAAATCTGTTCAGTATGTACCGGTTGAGACCGTTAGGACGGACAGCGTGTATGTTGACCGCTATTTGCGAGACAGCATATATCAACGAGACAGTGTTCTAATAAACCGATGGACGGCTGGAGATACTGTATATCAGGATAAGATAGTTTATAAGTACATCTATCGAGACAAGGTTAAATATGACACGGTGGCTGTGTTGCGTTCAGACACGGTCCGTGTGCCCTATCCTGTAGAACGTAAACTTACGAAATGGGAACAAATAAGGTTGGATGTTGGAGGATGGGCTATTGGCGTTGTCATTATTACCATCTTGATTGTAATAGGCTGCATAGTGTATAAACTGAAGAAATAA